CCTCCAAGACAGTTGATATCATCTTGGGGAAAATGAACCGAGCAGGATACTTCGTTCGTGCCAAGGTTACTAGGGAGGAGCTTAATCAACGTGCAAAAGAGAAATCTGCCACAAAAGTACATGAACAGAAGCGTAGAGCTACTAGGGTCCACTACACTGGTGATCCTAATGCTATTAAGTGGGACCACGCTCTGGATTGTATCAAGTCTGGAATGTATGCATCCGAAGTTTTCCCAAAGTCGCGTGTGCATGGAAACAGTGGCACGCCGACTGCGGGTATGCATTCACGACGATATTCACGCGATGCGGATTACAAGTCTAGGTACGAAGAGTGTAGTCGAATTGGCTCCGAGCGCCGTGTTAACTTGCGTTCGGCGGCGCTTATGGAAGAATACGCCGACAAGTGGGAACCACTTTTCAAAGCCTTTCGATCAGGATTAACTAGAGAGGAGGGACTTAAAAAGGTTAATGTAACCGCCAGTGCGTTAAAAACGAAACTGAGATTAGACGATAGATACAGAGAGCGAATAGAAAGTCTTCCGCGTCCTTATACTTATCGTCTTCCTGTTAGTGAAGGGATAGAACTCAAAAAGTCTCTTAGACAAAATGAGATTTACGCCAAGGTAAATTTTATATTGCCAAAGGGATTGCCGCAGGATGTTCGTGATGACGTTCTGTCTGAAATGGTACTAGCGGTGCTAGAAGGTAACTTGGATGTAGAAGAAATTAAAGAAGGCTCTCACAAAAGGTTTGTCACGGCTCATCACAAAGACTTTAATTGGTGGTCTCTAAAGTCCCTAGATGAACCTGTTGGTTACGATGAAGGGTCCGCTACATTCGGAGATTTCATTAGTAGTGATCGAGAACATTTCTAATGTGAAAACAATAATAATTGAATTTGACATTCAGCTTTGTCAAGCGTAAATTTCGAGTAGAAATCGGACTGGGCTGTGGCACTAACACGCTCGTTATACACGATAGTACTCACACAACTTAATAGTCGTAAATGATTGGTAGTTTGTGCCAAGGGGGACATAACTAATGAAAATTCCCGGTCTTACTCGCAAAGGTGCGAAGAAAGAACTAGAGCCGGTTAGTGCTCTAGAGGCTGCTAATGCAGCGCGCGTATCCGACTTGTCGAATGATGACATAGACGAACTTGAAGAACGATTGCAACGGCTAGAGGATGAGGAGAGTTGGGAAAAGTCTCATACTGGTCTTGTGCTTCGGCACAACTTCTCATCCTTCCCTTTTTACCTGCTTATCATCGCTTCTTGCTGCTTTGCTTCTTTGAATGCGTTGCATGGTTATAATGGTGCTGTGTCTCAAGGTACTACGGTAGCACTTGCGATTTCAGCACTCTATTTTGCCATAGAACTAACTATTCCAGCATCTTCTCATATGATTTCGTGGTCGGGACAAGGTGCTAGTACCTTCTTAGTTCGTACTATTGGCTTAGTATCATTCTGTCTGGCAGTATTTTTCTCTTTGCTCATTTTGCAAGGTAAATTCTCTTCGTCGTCTGAAACGGCATCACGCAAGTCTGACATCATTCGGCAAACAACCCGGGCAGACCAGTCATCGATTACGCAAGCCATCTCACGACGTAAGGAACTGCTTGAGAAGAAATCACGTCCAGTAGCTACAGTTGAAGCTGAAATCCTTGCGCATAAACAGTTGAAAACATGTGGTCGTAGAAAGAGAAGCGACTGCTGGCGTGGTACATCGCAATGCACAAACGCAACAGCTAAATCTTCTCGTGCCTACTGCGATGTGTACGCAAGGTTGCTTGGTGAACTCGGAGTTGCTAAAGAGTTGGTTACATTAGACAATAGAATTGAGAAATTAAAAGTTGATGTCACGACACGCGACGACGTTGTGGATAGTGGCCAACAAGACAAGATTATTTCAACGCTTACTGGTATTCAAGAGAGTACGGTCCATCTTCTGAAGCCCTCTCTCCTTGCTACGGTTGCAGCCCTCATTACTCACATCCTGTGGGCCGGTCACGGTATGGTCGTGAACGGCACAATTGTGAAGAATAGAGCCGAAAACCTAGAAAAGCAACGTATTAGACGGAAGTTGGATAAGGCTGGTACGCTCAAGCAAACAGCAGAGTTAGAAGCTCAACGTAAAGCTGAAGACGCTACTGCGCTAGAGGAACGAAGACAGCAGGAGCAAACTAGACAAGCCTTTGCAGAGAAGAAAGTACAAGCCATTTCTGCTACTGCCCCTCTCCATGAACGTCCTCTCTACATGCAAGTAGAAGCGTTCATTGCCGAGAAGTGTTCTGTCTCGGACGGCTTGCTGGGCTTCCTTGGCGAAATGCACGATGAATATTCTTTTTGGGCACAACAGAACAGGTGCCAGCAAGTACCCGTTGCTAGGTTCAAGGAGATTTTGGATAGCATCAGTTTTTCAGTGTCGAATGAAGGCCGTGTTTCAGGTATAGCACTAAAGACACGCGCAACCGGAACTTGAGGGTTCATCGCAGGTTCGGGTTTGCGCAAGTAGCGTTAGGGCAAATGGAGATGTGCTATGTCAATGACCGCCCCTACGTATGCACCGCCGAAAGATAGCGCCTTGTGGGATCGCCGTAAAAGTACCAACGTTGGAGTTGCCATATTTGCTTTCATCATCATCTTGTGCCCTGTGGTGTGGGCTGTATGGTGGGAGCTAGGTCGTCCTGATCCTCGCACCAACGACATGTACTGGCGAGCACAACTCGCCATGGGCTGGAATGAACCTATCGACATTGCCGTAAATCAAAACGACGTAGACATACTTGTCAGAACTATCATTGGAGAAGCAGGGAACCAACCTATTGCTGGTCAAATTGCAGTAGCGCACGTAGTCTTCAATAGAGTAAGAATAGGAAACTATGGAGGACGTACTATACGTGACGTGGTACTCTGGAAATACAAGCGTCCTGATGGTAGTATGCTCTGGCAATTTAAGACGTGGATGAACAAGGACAGACGAATACAACTACTATCTATAGCGAAAACAAGTCCACAATACATCAAGGTCTTTGAACTGGTGAGAGACACGATACTAGGCAGGTATCCAGATAACACCAAAGGTGCTCTGTACTACCTCGAACCAAAGATAGCAATGGATAAGTATGGTGAATTGCCTCACTGCTGGGACGAGTTAACTAGGGTAAGGATCGGGGATCATGTCTTTTGCAAATCACTTTAAGAGGCAAGTTAGGGACCACGTACCGAGAATACCGGATATCTCAGATGCTGATGATATGCATCAGGTAATTGGTTCCACGCGTAGATGGGGAAATCGCATGATGGGTTGGCGTCCTTCGTTTGGCATGATGAGAGGCTTCGGAGGAGGCGGTATCATCTCCTTCATGTTCTTCTCGGCCATTGGCCGCATTCTCCTCATCGTCGGCATCGCATGGCTTGGTTGGAGCTGGCTGACCGGCGAACTCACAATGAAGGAACGGCTCGCATGGGAAGCCGCAGTTGGTCAAAAGCAAGCCTTGATCCAGCAACGCAAAGCTGAAGTGAATGCAGGCACAGTCCAAGCGCAACGTGCGGCAAAAGGCAAGATGACGCGTGCTGATGCCATCTACAAGCTGGTTGCCAAAGGTATCTTTCAAGTTGAACCTCCCGATCCGGTCGAGGCTGAAACAGTCGATTTGATTAACGAGACAAGAGGGGAGTCAAAAAATGGTATACCTAGGAGATAATAACAAGAATTACTACAATGATGGTAATAATGTACCATTACTGAAGTTGCTATTGGCTATTTTATTCCTGCTAGTAATATTCGCAGGAATAACTGGGTGCACTACAACTAGGAAGCTTACGGTGGTGGACCTCACCAAGCCACCTAAGGAATGTGATGACGTTAAACTTAGTTCAATCAAGAAGTTACCCGCAGGTAAGACAACAGATGCACAAATAGCAGTCTGGTTGGCTAAGGAGGGAACCGTCCGCACAAAGGAACAAGCGACCGCAAAAGTCTGTGCTGACTACGCGTTACGTCTCTATGAAACGATGCGTGACAAGAAGTCAGATGGTTCCGAGTAGTACCCGCTGGGGAGTTCGAGTAGGACTTCTGGGGAACATTCTACTCCCCTCTCCTCAGCTTAGGGGTCTCGTGGCGTGGACGTGACGACGGGGGGAGCCGAGGCTGGTGTGAGTTTCAACCCTCTTGGGCTCACACCGGCCTTTTTTCATGACTTCTGGTCGCTATTTGGTGGTGGTGGCGCATCCTGTATTGGCCACTGCTGTTGATGCTGCCGTACAAATGCTCCACTGTCCTCTTGTCCGGGCCTTATATGCCGTGCTGCGAAGGGCAGCGTAGGCGTAGAGAAGAATGTTGGGAACTCAGGCATCAGGGCTAGACGGACCTTCTCTGCGATATCCATGTGCTCCCTTTGTGTGCCGTTGTCGCCACGCAGCTTGACGTAGTGATACCACGACCGCACAGTGCCTGACATATAGAGCCTAGAGACAGTCATGCCTTCCGGCAAGATCGCACGGGCGACTTCCTTGGCTATACCAGCCTTGATCGCCATCTGGTAAACGTCAACAGTCACTTTCTTAATTTGTGTCTGGGCGTTATGCCACCAGCGAGCGGCTTCACTATCCGTATCCATATCGACCGAGCTCTGACGGTTCTGATGATCTTGGAGCCGGGCCTCACGAGTATCTACTATGTCCACGACTTCCGCATAGCGTTGCGAGAACTCTTGGAATGAGAAACTTCGGTGACGAAGTATTTGCCTAGCTATATCACGAGTAGTAACAATTTCCACAGTAGCATGGACCATTTCAAGTGGAGACCAGTGGTTATTACGAACAAGGTAGTCTACTAGTTTGGGACCGCTCTGCAAGTTGTGTTGGTTAGCCGGGTTAGAGACCCTTGCACAATAGGCAATCAGGTCTTCAGCCGTAAGCCGCGTTGTCGTGCGGCCTTCCATAGGAATATCGCTTGCTGACAAACTGATAACGGGCTTGGTCACAGAGACCAATTGCACTTTCTGGTGCGTATATCGATCTTCTATGTACGTCTCCGTGTAAGTCTCTGTAACCATGCTTTTAACTCCTGCCTTTAACGAAGCTGCCAAAATTCAGTATACCACCGTAATCATTGGCACCTGCTGCTTTGGGTGTAGGAGATCTTTCACACTCTCCCCCACCAAATGATCTCGGCGCACCGTACTGCTGGTGGAGCCAAGCTGTATAGTCAGCCACGTTGGAGAAGGCTTCTTCTTCAGCGCGACCATCTTCTTGATAGACCAGTACGATTACACCGCCACTGCGAGTGAAGCGTGAGCTGATCGGCTCACCATAGCGCGTGTCCACACGACGTTGGACCTGTTGCTGTTGGTACATTGTTGAGCTAGGTTGCTGCTGTTGCACTTGCGGCTCAGCACCAGCCTTTACGTCTTGATTTTTCGTCATATTTTCTCGCCCAGCCTTTCTCAACTGCTGTTTCAGAGATGTCTCTGCCATTTACGTATATCCTTACTAACAGTCTGCCATACTTGTCGCTACCCTTTTCCCACTTCAATCTGACAGGACCGCTCCTTATTAGTGCCAACAACTTACTGCTGGCAGCGTAGCCTTCCCGCCGCTCCGTGTTACACTTTGCACTCCATATCTCAGGAGTATCTATACCTACTATACGAGCCGGTTTTCCAAATACTCGTATGGTGTCTCCATCAACTACGTCAATAGTAGTATGGAACATCTTTTCGAAATCAATTCTATCATAGTTAAACTCGTATTGTTTGTTCCATCCCCACAAGTAGTTAGTGATCCACATGCCAAACAGTACCCCTACTAATCCACAGATAATAAATACGTATCTGTTGCGGTCAATGAAATCAAACATGTGAAACTCTGTCATCTATGTCAGTGACAAGTAGTGGTTGAGGAAACGTACTCACGAACGCACGGCGAAGCACATACTCTTTAGCATCAATGTATAGAGCACGCCATCCATCCCTACCCATTTTCGTATTTCTGCGAGCGAGCATGTTACGTACCTGCTTTTCTGAAACCTTCATGTGGTCCGCAGCACCTTGTGCATTAAGGTGGTAAGTAACTTCATCATTCGGGCTAACTAGGGCTATGGGGTAAACTCCAGTTCTGTAGATAGCGTTTTCTGAGATGTGCAACCATACACAAGTATCATGTGAATAGCAATTCGATCCGTAATAATCCTTATCAATCTGGTACTTACCCACATCCATTTCTTTGTTTTGCCAGTTCGGTATTTTCATTACGTCTTGTACAAACATCTCCACGCTTCTCCAACGTGCATCTACGAACACACCAATAGCACCATAGTTCTTATACGAACTGTCTGATGGGTTGTAGCAACGTGATATCATGCCCTCCCATGTAGTATGAAGAGAATGCTCAATAGAGCCTGACGTTGCACTGAAGCCTGAAGCACTCGATCTAACTTCAGGACGCAAGTCAACACGTACCCGTCTCTTTACCCAAATGAGAGGTCGATCACGTTCAGTCACTTCGACATCCTGAAGTACCGGCAGATACGTGTGCTCTGCTTTAATTTCAAGTGGTTCTATATCATCGGACATGTTTATAAACCTTACCAGTCTCTTCGTATGTTTTTAACAACCCTTCTCTTTCTTGTCTCTCTTCAATTTTATCCTTCTCTGTAACTCCAGCTCCAAGAGTACTTTACGGTTTCATTACTACTTGACCAGAAACTATCGGGAACGTGCTGAGCCATAAGTACCCAGTACCCATGTTCCCGTCCATACTTAACTACACGTTGGTGGAACCACCTAAAACTAGCTCTTTTAAGGCATAGCGTTGTAGGATTTCCTGGTACTGAAGGGTCAAAGGACACTTCTTCATTTCTAGGAGAAGCATCAAATTCAAGGACTTCACCATGTATTGGCCAGCGAGTTCTACAACGTATGTTATACGCAACTTCTCCTAGTAGCTTCCCATCCTTGTCTACTATATCTACCCAATTTGTCATTTTCACTACCTCTTACTAGATAGAACTAGTTTTAATTCTTTCTTTTTCCCTTGAGGACATTTATCTGTATATGCGCAATCACAAAGTATTACTACTTTACCATCTATTATTTCTTGAAAACCATCTTCTGGCTCTACTATTCTTATAATCTTAGTCATGTTGCTGTGATCCTACATAACTCTCCACCGGGAAAGTACTCAGTAATTAAGTCACCTTCATCATATTCCATAGCGAACTGTGTCAGTCTAGGACAGTAACAGGACATAAAGTGTTCAATAAAATGCTCACGATGACCTTCGCTAGCTTCCACCGCTACCCAATAGTCAGCAAGTCGCCCGCCGCGAGGTAAAGCGTAACTCGACATGTGGTCTTGTCCGAAAGTAAAGCAACGAACTGTTTTTGTTTTCTCTTTAGTCATCTTATTGTATCACCAGTTTTCCTTGGTCCAGTAAGTCCATGCGGATGTCTTTGAGGTCTGCCCAGTTCTCACCGATAGAAGCATCAACAGTGAATGGGATAGCATCAATACCCATTGAAGGCGGGACATTCTGCATAGTCTTGCTAACCGTTTTAATTAGTTTGATGACCGCTTTCTTGTTACGGTCGATCTCGAACATGTTGTCATCGTGAATGATGTTGATCTGCATTGGGTTGCCGGGGAGTGTCGGCACGACATCAGACAGGATGATTGCACTCTCCAATGTGAAGTCAGAGCACATGGACTGGTGCAGGAAGTTCCCGCTTTCATTGGCTAGACCGTACTGGTTCTGACCAGTCAGAATATGGAACCGGCGCTTACGTCCAAAGACGGTTATGAGCGTCTGTTCACGTACATCCCGCGTGTCCTCCATGAACTCTTTCGCGACTGGGAAGCTTTTGAACCAGTCATCAATGAGCGATTGTGCAATTTCAACGGTAATTCCCAATCTCTCAGCAAGCGTTGGTGCTGTGACGCCATAAACAACGCCAAAGTTGATAGTCTTAGCGTATCTTCTGATTTCTTTCCATTTGAAGGCTTGCTTCTCGTCGGACTTGTCAAGTCCTGTAAAATCTTCTCCAAATACTTGTGCTGCCACGGCGGTATGCAAGTCCTGACCTGATCTAAAAATGCTAAGAAGTCCTTCATCTCCTGATAGTACGCCAAGTGATCTGAGTTCTGCTTGACTGTAGTCGAGGGAGACGAATATTCTTCCCTTTGGTGCTTTGACGATCCTTCGAATGATCTTGACCTTGGGAACGTTCTGAACATTTGGTCCGCTAGAGCTAAGTCTGCCGGTAACAGTTCCGTGGATAAGGTACGAAGTGTTAATACGGCCTCGTTCAAGCAGTCCGGGGATAGACTTTCCATGTCCGGGCTTGTAAGGTTTGATGTATGTACCAAGGAGTTTCTGCCTTCCTCGATATTCCATGAGCGCTTTGACAAACTCGTCGTCGTCTTTAAGTGGCTCAAGTGTATCTGCATCCGACTTCTTGAGTTTAAGTCCTCTGCCCTTAATCCCTTTCTTTTCATCTCCAGTTGTGAGCGCAGCCATAACTTGAGGCTGAGAGTTGGGGTTAAAGTCGGACTTTCCTGTAAGTCGTCGTAAATTATTAAGGTAAGGTCCGATCCCTGCAAGGAGGTCGCTTTCACTCCTTCGAACTTGATCTTGGTCAATTGGGATACCATTAAGTTCCACCCTCCCTAGTGCGTTAGAAGCAGGGACCAGCATGTCCCAGTATAAAGACTTGAGGTGCGGATCATTGTAAATCATAGGTTGCAGCTTGATCTTCAGCCAACCAGTATAAACAACATCCTTAGCAAGATAGTCATTCAGGATTGCCTTTGGCACAAGGGCAAATGCCTTCTTTGGATAGCCTACCCGTGCATATTGGGCGCGCATAGCATCCGTGATACCTTCCTTGTCCTTCGTAACTTCATGTGTCCAATATTCGAGCGCCCCTTCATGTGTAGGAAACTCTTTCTTCTTCATTGAAACATTGACTTTCTTGTGTATGTCGGAACCAATCTTCGTGTAGTCCCCAAGCATGTCCTTGTAACCAGGCACGCCCAACCAATCCATGATGCAGCGTTCGAGGCCGTGACGGCCTTTGTTCTCATCCAGACAGTAGGAGAGCAGCATCGTATCTCCATCGATACGTACGCGCTCCTTTGTGATCCAACTGTCCTGTGCCCACATGAATGTGCAATCGAATTTGCCGTTATGCCAAACCCACTCCACACTACTTTTTATGTACTTTAGGAACTTCTTAAAGTCGCTAAGACCTTCAATTATGTAGACTACTATCCGTTGTTTAGATGTATGAGGAGGTATGGGCATAGGAGTTAACCCAATGCACATGAACTCATCATCGAAACGTCTCAGACCAGTAGTTTCAATGTCGGCTGATACTTCCCCTGCTTTGTTGCACTTTTGGGCTAGTGCTTTGAGGTCACTGCCCTTGGAAAGTACTTTGTATGTGTATCGCGGGTCGCTCGGTATGTTCTCTTCTTGAAGGATCTTCGCGATCTTCTGCATGTCCGACAGGGCTTGCGGATACAGACCTTCGTTACGCAGAATGTGGGCTGGATGGAAGCACGGGATTAATCCAACCGTGGCCAGATTGGAAGCATGTAGAACACCGCGCTCTTGTGTGATGTAGCTGTTGTAGTTGCCGGTCAGCGTCCGTAGAGCAGCGTTCCCCATAGCCACGATCAGTTTGCGTGGATGGGATGTGATCTCTTCGATCAATCGAGTGGAGCACGCTTTGCAGGCTTCGTTGATAAGCTGATCTTTTTTCTCCTTGTTCGACCGTGGAGGGAGACAGGAGAATGCATTCGTATAAAAGGGCTCTTCGTGAATGCCGACTTTTTCAAGAAGAGTATCAAGGAATTGGCCGCTAGGGCCTACAAAAGGTGCGCCTACTCTGACTTCCGTAGAACCTGGGCTCTCACCTACAACGACTAATCTACTTTTAGGGTTCCCGCGAGTACCAACAGTACGTGAGTTGAAGGGGCAGTTGTCACAGTTGTTTTTAACTATGACCTTCGACTGTTTCCCTCTACGTACACGTCCCTTAGTTCTCACGCTCACTATTTAATCTCCTTGACACACGTCGCGCTGACTTCACTACCTTGTGCGACGGCTCATGATCTCCGCACCAGTCCGTCCGCTCTACGCTCGGCCAACCTGTCTGCCACGACTGCCCACCATTCTCGCGTCTATGCGGGTGCGGTATAGTTTGAGGGAACCGAAATCTGCAATGCCCGGTCGGTGCATTCGGATCGTACTCACCGAAGAACAAACAGTTATTGCAAAAGTCGGTTACTCCCAACTCAGAGTTGTCCGCCTCATTCTTTTTGCTTTGCTTGGACAAACTTTATTTCCCAATTCTTATAAACTTCACCTTCTGGTGATACACAGGATACCAGTATAGGAGAACCGCGCTGGATTGGGCCACCAGTGTTGTCTACATAAGCACGACACTGCCGTTCGGTTGTCTCGATAGTCTTCATGTTCGGTACTTCTGTACCAGCTTCAGCCGGAAGCAGAAGGATAATCATCAGCCAAGTCTTCGGGTCCATTACTACTCTCTCCTGTCAACACATGCCTTTATCCTCGGCAAGCCACTGAGGGACTTCGACTGTCCAGACGGTGCCCTCTTCACCGACATCTACGACTTCGATTTGCGACATGGGAAGCCAGAAAGTATTAGCCATTTCTTCGTCATCTTCCGTGCAACACTGTATAGCTTTACCACTATCACTAAGTGCGATTACGAAGACTTGATACTCATCCTTCTCATAGTCTTTATCTCTGTAAAATGACATAGTACCCTCGCTTCCACTTTTCCATTCTCTGCCGTCATAGATATCCAATCTTGAGGCAGTAAATTACTTTCATTCCCCTCTACTACATCCATCTTCTCATATGCACCGCATTACCCATTGCAAGTAAAGAGTTGTCGAATTATATTCTGACGCATGAATTTCGCATCGTGACTTTACAATGGGTGAGAGATAATGTCGAGAGGAAACACCTGTGACGCGTGGTTGGTGCTCCTCTCGCCCTGTCTGCCAGCTTAGAGGGAGGGGGGAAGCCAGCAGAGCAGCTTGTTGCGACTACTTAGACTGCGTTACTACGTTATCGACGCTTGCCGCGTGCAGTCTTTTTTGCCGGGGCCTTCTTAGACGTGGTTTCGTTCTCTTCTTCGCCCTCATCGTCTTCCACGTCATCATCCGGCTCATAGTCGTCCATGAAGTCGTCGTCACCTTCCTCCATGTCTTCAAGGGCAGCGACACGTTTGATGTCGTTCCGCTTTTCGCCCTCGTAGGTACGTACACCAACGGTCAAAAGGACTTGTGCTCCGATCAGATCACCACTCTCAGCGAGGTCAGCGAACTTGTCTTCGTCGAGCTTTTTCATCAGCTTCTTGAACTGGCTGTTGAGACCTTGTGCCTCCATAGTGACGCGGAGCTTCTTCTTCAGGACCGGCAGTGCCTTTTCAGTCAGCACCATGCGGTCCCATAGTTTGCGATCTTCGAACTCACCGTCGATCACGTTGTATCGGCACGTAATCATTGGATTGCCGTTCGAACTTTCGGAGTACTCGGTTTCGTCGATTTCAGCAGCATAGTTACCGCGAGGCAAAGCCTCCAATCCGCCATCGCTTTCATAGACATCTGTCAGATCAAATGAAACGCCACCTTTGGCCATTTTTATTCTCCGTTACTGTTACTAGTTTGTTGATTTGGCTGATTTTCGTAACTCACTCTTACTCTTACTCGTGGAGCGTGCTCGTATTATATATGGGCCGGAGTGTGCGACTCTCCATTTAAGGCTGTACTGGTAACGCACATATCTCGTCCCAGCCACCCAGTATACTATACGGCATACTTGTAAAGGTCTGAAAGAGTTACATTGTCCAAGAAAGGCAAGTTGTCGGGAGTGATACGTGACTTTGCGTAAACGCCATCCCGCTTCCTTAGCCACAAGCGCCTTTCTATCTTGTGGAACTCAAGTTTTTTTGACTTCCGCTTCTTTCTGCGTCCTACGTCATCATCATCATTATCCTCCACTGTTGGATCAATTTCTTCCAAGTACCCAACGATGTCAAAGTATCCTTTAACTTTTTCGCGGGAGCTACCAACCAGTACCGGGTAAGTACTGGAAACACGTTTCTGTTTTTCCTCCCTGACTTCCGATGGCGCTACCATGATTACGTTCATGGGCAGTTTACGGAACTCAGACAGGATAGAAGTCATTGCCGTCGCGTTGCGTTGGTAGTCATTCCACTCTGCCTTCTGCGGATCACGCATCAAGTCAGCCGTATTGACGCCAAGCAGGCGGTTAAAGTTAGAGTTGTCGATGTCCGACAAGCTATCAACGATCACAGTCTTGTAGCGACGGCCCTTTGCGCTCGAACCAAACATGCGCTCATTGATATCATCCGTTAGTTCATCATCTCCATCGTCACGCGCGCGACAATGAGAGAGGAGGAATTTGTGGACCTTGGCGAACTCCGGGTATGACGCAATTGTCATGAAGTCAATATCGTCGGTGTGTTCAATGATAGCATGACCGTCTTCATTCACGGCCTTGTCGATAGACACCGTACCACGCTCAGAATTTACGAACAGCACGTCGCGCATGGATGGAACATCCACGGCAGATGCGGCCAGTGTAGTCTTGCCAGCGCCGTACTCACCATAGATCAAAATCTTCAGGTACGGATCGGTCTTGCGCGTTCCCCGTGTGATGGAGAACATACCCTTACGCTCCTCGTTTTCATCCGCATCATCGTCGTTCGTATTCTCAACTCGACTGCGACGTGCTGAAGTCTTTGCGCGTGCGTTACTAGTACGAACGTTTCGTTTAGCTGTGCGAACTCCTCGTTTAGTAGTGCGTGTGGTAGCCGTGGCCATGTTATCATTTACCTTTCTTATTATTTCGTCGTTTTCTAGCGTCTCTAACCTCTATTATTGACGCGCACGCCACTTCAACGTGCTTTGGATTAGGAGTACTACCTTTAGCATATCGTACTGATTTATGTATAAAACCTCCAGAAGACCCCTTTATAAATAAAGTGTCAATTAAGTTTTTGTCTCCATCATTACTAGTTTCTACCGAAAATTCTATTCCGTCCTTGTGATACTTTTTCATTTATTTAAGTATCCTCTACTATGTGAGGGACCATTTCACGTTCGCGTTCCGGACGCTTCCAGTCAGTATCCCTTGGTGATTGATCCTTCAGTGCTTTGACGCCTTCGTCTAGTGCTTTTTGTGCGCTGTTGAGGCGATTAAGACAACTCGTTTGTTCACAGCTTGCCTCTTTCTTTTTCGTAGTTGCCGCTTCATAATCCTCTTGCGCTTGCTGCACATCAGATTGTAACTTCCCAAGATCGGGAAGTGGTTCTGCTGCCATGCTCATTATGCCTTAACTGCCTTCTTCCTAGTCGTCCTCTTAACTGCTCGACGTGGTTTCGATTTCGTGGCTGCTTTCGATTTTGATTTTGACTTCGACTTTTTCTTCGCAGTTGGCAAGGGATCATGGCCTGATGCTTTACGATCCTCTTTACCACCATGTGGATTTACCTTTAGGTGCTTGGACCAGAGCGACCGCTCCTTGTAGTCGCGGGGATAAAAGTCAGTCTCTAATGTCGCATTCCAGTTGAGGCCTTGGTTCATTTCCAAGCATGGCTCTATGAACGAACAAGTTGCACCACACAACCACGTTGGGTTGGGATAGATACGCATCTTCGGCTGAAGCATATCCTCGACTTCAGAGATGACGATCTGGCTCTCTTGCTCCATCGTATTCGGATGACGTGTTACTAACGTCCGTGAGATAAAGTTGTCCTTTTCATCATCCTCGAACTCCATGTAGTAGTGCATGAAGTCCTGTTCTTTGATCGGTGCCTTATCAACTGAACCGTACTTCTCCTTCAAGTACTCACGGATCATCCAGTAAGATGTGCCTTGTCTCTTATCCAAGGACATAGTATCGTCTTTCTTAATATTCGGTGGCTTACATACGGCTTTTTTGAACTGCATGTAATAGAAACCCATAACTGGTCGTTTGAACAGATAAGTTGCAGCCCACAAGTAGACACCAATTTGTGGATCGAGTTCAAGCGTTTGTCTATTAGAGAATTTGGCAACAGATTTGTAATCCACAAGATACAAGTAACCGTTGCGATCAATGACAACGCGGTCGATAACACCTTTGTAGACCACACGATCATAACCGCTAGCTTCCAGTACTTCAGGAGAGACCGGGATTTCAAATTCGAACGGTACTTCGACTTGGGGTTGCCCATTAACCTCATACGTTTTGAGTGGATCGCGACTACGTGCCTTCAACCAAATCTGTTCGTAGTAATCCAGCATCGACACTGCCATTTCACCGAGTTCTTCAGCGTCATAAGGCAGACGCTCCTCGGTGTAGAACTTAACCATCGCTTGTTGGTAATCATTCCATGCAGCACGATTGCTTTCGTAGGCACCGAGACCATGAATGTCTTCCATGCAGTGGTGGAAACCGGAACCGAACCACAATGGGACAGCCTGTTCATGTGGTGCCATACCTTGACGGAGATGTGACGACCAATTCCACTTGCGTCGGCATTGCCGGAAGGTGTTACGATCCGAAGTGGATATGATTGCAACTCTTTCAGGTTTAGACATTTTACTATTCTTCCTATTCCTCTTTACTATCGTCTTTGTCAACATCAAAGTTAATTATCATTTGTTCTATAGCTTCCGCTAACTCAGGTACGTTAAGCTCAACTGCTATAGCAACGTCTACTTCAGTTTCCTTATTATGTATAGTAGCAGAAACCTCTCCTGTGGTCAATATTTCTATTTCGAATTTATAAGTTCCAGTACTTAAAATACTCTTAGCTTTATCGTAAACGTCTGACCGCGTAGTTTGAAACATATAATTAGAAGTCTTTCCATTCGGCAAAGTGTACCTAGTGAATGGTATTTCGTAATACTTTGCAAACATATTACCACCTTTCTTTACTAAGTAGTGCGTTTTTCTTATTAAATACGATCACGACGACGGAGCACACCACTAGGGCTCACGGCCCATTCACGCTCTCGCAGTACGGTCAGTTTGTGCTCAACTGCGTGATCGATATCCACATTGGCGTGATGAGCAAGTGCTAATAGGCAGATTAATACATCAGCCAACTCCTCAGCCACGTCATCACTTGAGAACTGTTCCGTGATCTCCTGTTTGAATGCAGCCTTGATGATCTCGGTGCGCATAATCTTCTGCACATCACTGGCACTGGCACCTGCTGCGAAGCATAACTCAATCGCTTCCTCAAGCACCTTGCACGCATGGTCGGACAGGTCACCATCATGTGCGCCGTTCTGATCCTGCCACTCAGTAACTTGTTCTTGTAGGTCTCGTCTCATTGTTTGTTAGGCTCCTTTCCTGACCATCTTCCCGTCATTACTACTTTGACAGGTATTGTATCATGTGTGACGTTAACGAACTATCCTATTTCGGCAACAAGTTCATCTTCGCTCACAAGAATATGTTGAGCACACAAGTACATCAGATCAGGTTGGAAGTCGGCACTTTCGGGAATGTAGATGATAGTGCGCTTGCCGCGTCCTGCCATGAAGCCTGCTTCAATGTGAGCAGAGTTACCGCAAGGCAAAACCATTACGCAAGTATCAGCCCACTCCATTGCTCTAAAGTCAGCAGTGAAGCCTTGCGCAGCACGAGGTAAAGTAAGGAGTTTATCTCGGTAGTCCATAGCTTTCCAGTCTTTCCATTGGGGATCTAGTTCATTCCAAGAGAAGCCGGTAAGTCCATTGCCGGGATTGCGAAAGTCGTAGACTTCATGTCCGTTATAACGGAGCAGTTCTACAACACGCGGTTGGAAAGCGTTGCGCCACGAGGACGCTACATAGATACGGGCCATTTCTTCTCCTCTGACCGTCGCCTCATGCCGTAGCTTTTTAGTGGGCTTGGGGCTGGATTATATGGTTATGTAGTGATGAACACGAGAAATACGAACTAGGCTGCTAGATTATCGAAGTCCTTGAACGTGGCTCCCGTGATCCTCTTGTTAAGGTTTAACACATCTAACATCTGTGTGTCAACAGTATTATTGTGCGTAATATAGTGAGCATTAGCGAACGGTTTATCTCCTCTTGCCATTCTACCTTCGGCTTGCTCATTCCATTCAAAGTTCCATTCATAGTGTAAGAAGTAACCATTTAGTGCTGTGAATAGATCAAAACTTTCTGCTGCCTTGATAGAACATAGCAATACACTACCTACTTCTTCGCGTTGGTTAGCATGTCGTGACCATTGGTCAGCTTGTAGCACTATGTCCTTAGCATTCATACCGCCCTTGATCGTATAGAAATGTTTGAATTTCCACTTGGCACGTAATCTATCTTCAAGAAACGGGAATGCTTGAGTAAATGGACAGAACACTACAATGTGTGCGTCCTCATTATCCCATGCGTGCTCGCCAATCATATCTATCCCACTGCCATAAGGCAGACCCTCATGTATGAGTTTGGGACATACAAGTAGTTGACGTAAACGAATTTGAGTTGTGACTGAGGTAGAAGAAACTAGCATATCACCATCAGGTAGTTCAGCGATCATCTCCTTTTCAAGTTTACGGTAGACCTTCATAGTCTTACGGTCAGGCACACAAGGTAGCTTCTGACGTATGACTTCCGGTACATACTCCTTTACTACATCATCTTTTATGTAATGAACGTATCCTCTCAACCTAGTTCGAAGTTCGCTAACAGTACTTTTTCTGACACCTAGTATATCAACTCCATAACCACCTTCATCCGTAACACAATAACGGTTCACGAATTTCCAATAGGAGGAGTAAGCAGAAGGGTTCAATAGGTGAAGCACTGTCCATAGGTTTTGTGGCCCTTTGGACTGATCCGTCGCAGTAAAGAAGTACTTACGTCTTATCTTCCGCGCCAGTTTCCGTGCAGCTTTGAACGTCTTAGTCTGGTGGTTGCGCAGCTTGTGCGCTTCGTCGAATATTACAAAGTCGAATTGAGTTTTGTCTTTCACTAGTAGATCAACGTCACGTAGTAGTTGACCGTACCGTATGATGACATACTTAGTTAGTACTGTAGAGCTTTCGTATACTTCAGCGCGTTCCTGTGCACTCTCCTTATCCATGACGTGAACAGTTTCAGGAGAGGAGATACCTCTATCCGCGATCTCATTAGCCCACTTCCATTGTGCACTACGCGGACAGACAATCAAGCAGCGACGATATTCAACTTGCTCAGCAACGCCGAGTCCCATGATAGTCTTGCCAGCGCCAGTACGGGCGCGAACCAATCCCTTGCCTTGTTTAACAAGGAAGTTAATTGCTTTCTCTTGGTATTGACGGGGATCAACATTGAGCATCGGTTACAGATAGTAGGTACTGCCATTTTCAAGACTAACCTCTTTGACGCCTACTAGTTTCTCCCCGGTTATAGGATGTGTGAGAACGTATTTCAGTTCTCCGGGATAGGCTCCCCATCTGGCCCGGTGAGACGGGTTCCAGACGGAGTGCCATCGGACGTGATCTTAGCCCTGCTCATGCAGCAGCTTCCGCACCATCCGTTTCGTCAGTCGATGCAGCGGCAGTTGCCCGCTTGCGACGACCACCTGCGGTTTTCTTCTTAGCCGGTGCCTTTTTCTTCCGACCCGTGCCATTGGAACCATTTGTACCCTTCGGTTTACTTTTCTTCTTCGGAGTGGGAGCGGCCATCAGTTCCTCCACACGATCCTTGGTCATGTGGTAGCCATCGTTCCGCATTAGGCGAGCGATACGAACCGGCGAGCCGTGGCAACGTGTGTAGTATTCACGTTTGATGATCTCAATCGCTTCCTCATCTTCAAGGCGAGCGTACTTCGTAGCTTCACCGCTAGTCGGTGCCGACACGTCGTAACTGTAAACGGCAGGCTCATTACTGGACAGAGCATCCCAAAGTGAGTCGAAATCGTCTGCCGGATCAGTACCTATGACATCACAGACCTTCTCAAGTAGGAACGCCATGCGACGTGCACCATTGGTGCGCGCGCCGGGAACCACCTTAGATAGCAAGTTCTTGTCCCATGGCATTACGCAGTCAAGGAACTCAGGATGAACGGTCTCCTCAAGATCAGGACCGACGAAGCGCAGGTACTTCTTGACTTCAGCAAAGTTATCCATCTCTTGATCCTTGTCCGCATGGTCAGCTTCCATAGGGATCAGAGCTTCAATGTCGTCGCGGATCATCGGGTAAATGACTGCTGGGATAGCAATGACTACGCGATCCTGTTCGTTGACAGCTTCCAAGATCACGTCGGAGAGTTTCGGTCCTCGATGTTCTGTCAGCGCGTTCCACCAAATCTTGGATATGAACCGTGAACCGTCTGCAATAAGTTCGCCCATACTCGTTTCAAACTTGCCAAGGTCGTACTGCGGGTACTTGCCGTTGTAGTCGATCATGCCGAGACCAATCGAGATGCCCCAGAACTTGGTGTCGTCAGCAAACTGCGCAGCTTGTGTGAGCATACCAGACGAGAAGATGCCGTGTTCACCGGCACCATCAACGTAGTCACTTTCTTCGATAGCATCGATCTTTTCGAACCAGTGTTCCGCGAATGCATCCTGATCTTCAAACGAAGCATCATCTTCAATAGCTGCAACTTCGCGGTTGGCATCCTTCAAGCGTGAACGAAAAGACGTGGAGATAATTGTCGTCATCTTATTCCTCAGTGGTTGGAGTGTTTGCGTATATGTATCGTGTCTATAAAAGGAATGTACTACTGTTGACACATGTTGTCAATAGGAAAAGTGTAAACTTATGCGCTTTTCTTTAACTTTTTTGTCTTACCGTGAACTAGTTGGTAGACCCCATGTCGAATGGCATCTCGTGCGTGCTGTTGCCCCGTCTGCCAGAGGTCCCATTCCTTTAATCGTCCGTCCGTAACGAATTGCTTAGCTTGCTGTGCCAACCTGCATTTAGTAGGAACGTTATAGTAGTGACATACAGCTTCGATCACTCCAATGAGTTTAGGTGTGTGTAAGTCAGCCCACTTATGAGTGTCGGCTTTCCAACCATACACACGGTAATCTTCATATACAACTAAGTCGGGATACCTATGGCCATAGCTGTACTGTTCGCCCAAGGTGCTGACGTAAAAGTCAACAAGGTCGATGCCCTCAGTCAATGGTAGAGTACGCAACTGTGAAGAATGAATTAATTTGGCACCATGGAAAACACATGCTCCGGTCGTTTCGCCCGGATCGAACGCTACTATCCACTTGTTACGATACTCTTTGTTAATCAAGCGAGACAGTTCTACCATGGTGCTACTTCTCTATTCCAAGTACGTGTAATTTATCCTATACACTGTTGTTTTGCCAGTCTGACGACGTTCTATACCAGTAGTGGAAAGAACAGCGGTCTTGTGAGAAGTTATGTAGCGACCAACTCGACGTGGATTTGTGAGTACGTAGTTGTCCATAAAATCGTCATGTCCAGATGCCCAATCGCAAATCTCCGCGGCCTTGAAGGTCATACGTCCATTTTCAAGTCTTTCTAACGCAAAAGCACGAAGACCTTCAAGTACCCAATCCAACTCTACGATGTTCCGATCTGAGATGCCTTGAAGCACCTTCGGCATCCATGAAACATCCAGACCAAAGACACGTGCCATGGTGATGATGGATTGTTCAAAGTTAATCAAGCGAGACCGTGATCTATAGCTATCATCCCAGTACTTGTCTGCTGCTCTGAAGAAGCGCTCTACCGCAACGACATGATGAGCCATCCACGCTTCACGTCCACCAAACTCGTTGAGCTTCAAGTTCGCCCAATCGAAGTTAGCGTTAGCTGGACCTACTGATTTATCAAGTTGAGTAACAACGGCCCGTTGAATGAAGTCAACATTAGTGAAAACGTTCTCAATACTCGTGATCCCGAACGTGCACGCGATAGGAAAGCGTGCCACATCAGCGGTCGTGTAGAGTTGCCGCGCTTCGATAGTTGGCTGTGGTTCAGTCACCAAACGACACATCTCATCGGAAAGACCCTGACGTAAAGACTTTGATGTTAAATGCACATTATCCATCACCATAAGACCATGGTTGTTGACGACGCTAGCCTGCCAGTCCTTGAGTGAGCCTGTCAGGTTCTTCAAGTCTGGCCGCCCGGTCATGATAGAGAGACGCAACACGAACAAACTACTCTTACCACTACCAGCCTCTCCAACAACTACCTCTATAGGAAGTTGAATACGTTTCCATCCTAACAACCAAGGGGAGATATAAAACAGCAGTGCAAGGATGGTACGCTGCTCATCAATAGCATCCATGCGTACTTCATCCACCACGTTTCCCCACCAGAAGTCGAGTTGTTTCTTGGATCGCTGTTCCTCAAGGTGATGCTGAAACAACTCAAGGTCTACAGGCTCAATTGCGTCACGTTCAAACAGTACCCCGCCTGTACCATTTGTGGTCACACGTGCAAGCTCATAGTCATCCTTCCTGTTTATCTTCTCAGGGATGAATACGAAGTCTGATGCCGTGAGTTGGAGATGGAACGTGTTTTCACCTCGTGGTGTTCCTTTTATCACCTTGTGTGAGCGTGTCTGATAGATCGGTTCTTCTGACATGAACTGGGTTGCGAACGTCTTCAAGATCGCACTGTCTCCCATGTAGATACCATACCGATTATTTATCCACTTCATGAACTCACTGTTTGTGAGAATGTCACGTGATGACACATTGATCGTCGCACGCATCAACTCATTAGTGTCATGGTTGAAGTAGTAATAGTTGCCGTCTGTTTCTGATTGAATGCGTATTCCTAGGGCTTCCATATCGGATAGCATTGCCAAACCGATCTCAATGTGATCCCGTCTGCTAAGTCTTGCGTTGTCCCCAATCTTTTCTTGAAGGTATGAACGAATATTGGGGTGCCTTGGAAAGTAGGATCGTGGCTCAAAGTCACGACGTATGAAGTCCGCATCAAATTTCTCTTCTCTGTACTGACGTATAGACTTGAACGGTAGGCCACGAAACTTCAATTCCATGGCGAGGTTAGCAACCTCACGCTGAATGTTTTTATCTTTGCCATCCCCGATCCATAGCATGATGCACAGATCGTCTTCAATGCAAGTCTCAACTAGATCGATAAACCCACCAGCTACTTCATTGAATAGTTGCCAACCGGCAGGCCCTTCAATAGCGACTGCGGAGTGTTGGTGTTTTTTAACAATGGAAGTTGCAGCTCTCTCGTCGTCTGTAATGAATAGAACGCGCTGATTACGTCCATCCGATGCCTCGTAGTGAGGTCCGATTTCCAATGTCTCTTGGAAACCAATCGGGAAATAAACTCGTGCGGTCTCTTGGCTTGTGCGAATGAAACCGTTTATTCCTTCCAACCCATCTCCGTTATCATTATCGGAAATGTGACGAATGCGAGAGTGCTTAACTGGCAGGCCATTAATATCGTAGTACGGAATTTTATATCCGTTGATTGGCCTGTTGAATTTCAGTATTTCGTGGTCAGAAACGGAGAGCGTGCGAGCATCAATATCCTCTGCCGTCAAACGGAAAGGACGTAAATCACTTGCAATGGCTGACTTTGACGCTGACACGCTCTGTTGTTCCTGTCTCTGATCTTAAGCACTACGCCTATGAGCACTATGTCCATCGAGACAAGTATACGACGCACCATGATCTGGTCCGCTCACGTCTTTGTATTGAGCTTGTACATCATGTTCCTTGTGCGTAACCGAGACCACAACGCGCACCGCGCTGGGGAATTTCTTCTTGATGAGTTCGACGATCTTAGCTTCATCGTCTTCATTGTCTATATTTGATGAGAACTCTGTCATTCATACTTCCTTTGCTGGTTTGTATTTGTAGTGAACTGGTGTGCCTTGATAAGTAATGGCACAATCAGCATGTTGCGAAATACAAACTCCTACCCTGATTTTCGGCCACTTCTTTTTGTGAGAATGAGTTACCAATTCGAAGTTACCATCCCCTGCCTTAACTGCTTTACCACACCGATAGCATCGACTAGCTTTACGTGTTCTAGGCATTAGGATCAGTCTCGACTTTCTTGATGAGACGTACCGTAGTTGCGTATCCCTTGTAGGAGTTCTCTGGACGCTCTACTATATTTAGTAGTCCCTCCTGTTTCATCTTGGTCAGCACCGCCTTTCTTGTTGAAGCTGTTACTCTACTTGTGAGATGTCGTTCTAACATCCCTTCTGTCAGTTGACCATTCGTCAGACGGAGAGCCTGATTGATTTTCCAACGTATTTCTTCTTCACTTGTCGCCATCTCTTTTTAACTCCGCTCTCTTACACATATTGTATCCGTGTGTCGTTGGAACCGCAGGGACAGAAGAACTTATCTGCCATTGTAATAATTCTCCACTGCCTCAATGAGTTTGCAATAATCTCCATAAGTCATCTCTTCTATCCAGATAGTCAGTTTGCGTCTGTCTTCTTCTGGTATAGCAGCGGCTTCTATGACTTTGGACACGTCACTACGTTTCGGATATTCCGATTGGAACATCAGATCGATAGAGTTCTGGGACAACAGTTGAGAGAGAACCATCACACCATTTGGATCAGGCATGGAGGAGTTCTGTAGCATCTGATTGTAGCGAATGACCATCCTACGAAGAACGTCCGCGTCCCGCTCGCCCTCTCGCTTACGGCGAGTGAATATCCAATACAGTTCGGACTTTTCAGCAAATGACATCCGCACGCTGACACGTAGCGGTTGAGGCATCAGACAGCATTAGCCTCCGTATCTTCATCCTCATTGTCATCGTCGTCTTCAATGTCAGGGTACGCTACCCTGTAACGTGCGCGGTCGATCAGTAGCGCTAGTTCAACAGTCATGAGGCCGTTAACAAATTCTGACAGGTCAGGCCGTCCACTACGCTTGAGGAGTTCTTGTATTTGGCTCCCCTTCTTATTATCGATACCTTCCTCGCGGATCACGGTGGACATAGAGACCATGGATACAGCTTCATTCATCATCTTACTTGCGCCGGACCCAAGCGCGTCTTCAGCCTGCTTTAGCAGGAGTTCATAGACATCAAGGTTGTGGCGATACAGGCTGACAATCGGGACATCCAAACGCTTCGCCAGTTTGTAAAGCCGCCCCGTTACTAGGTTCTCCGGAGTATTGATTGAAAAGGTCAGCCTTCTAGCTGTACCATTTGTACTTCCATTTCCAAAACTGCTCACGTAGTTACCTCCGTTTCTCGTTTCTAAGTAGTAGCGAGAGGGTATACTGTAGATACCCTTTATTCTCCATGAAGCATCACCGCATTTGAGTGTAGATCGATCCTGTACTCACGCTTTGTTGCTTCATCCAATGGGACTTCTTGACCCTCATCGTTCAACGCAACGATAAGATCAGTACGTGGTGCCTCGATATAGAACTCATCAGTCGTTCGATCCAAACACAGAACCGATCCGTCATGCCCATGCTCACGTGCGTACCATGAGACCACGGCTTCCATCTCTGAGTAAGCACGGGAGAGATAGACGATACGTCCAGTCACCTTGTTAATGACGATGGTGTAATCTTCTGGATCAGGCATTCCCTTCTGGTCAGCCGGTGTCTTAACGTTGCGAGAAAAAACGACGTGATAAGAGGGACAGTACTTGAACTGTGATGTAACTACGTGGTGCCCGATACATGACAGCGCGAGAAGGTCTTTGTTCTCCACATTGGGAGGTTCGGCTTCGCGGAACTCCATATCATATGGCACTGACCAGTACGCTTTGTTGCCATCTCGTATGTGGGAGAATGGTTTCTCCGGTTGATCTGTTTTCGTAACCATGCGTTATCTCTCCCGCGTGTGTTGTTATCGTACTATTGTGTTACCGCTGTGTCAACTGGCTCATACGTAACACCTGCAAGTGGTACTTCTCGAATGTTTACTGTACTAGTCGTCCAACGTATGTTGAGATGTAGTGTCCACTTCCCTGTTGCGATTAAGTAACCAACAAACAAGCAGAGTACCAAGAAGATAAGCAAAAACCAACTTCTCGGTGAAGTTAGTAGGGTTTGATATCTTTTTTGCCATTCTTACATTCGATTTAACTCCGCCGTTTATGTACCAGTTAAGTGCGTTGTACCAGATGAAGAACAGCAGTACTACTGTTGTGACCCATCCGAAGACCCAGCCCAGTCCGTCCAATCTTCTGACCCTCTTACTATATCGAACAATTTTTCAGTCGGGATATCAACCAACTTTGCCAACGTCTCGAACGCATCGAGAGGAACAACACATGCGTGCACATCGTTGTTCTCGTGCCACGCGATGAATGACGCGAGATTAACGATCTCTTCAGTAGTTGGCCCGTCGCCACCACGGCGTCTCCCACCACGTCTCATGTCAGACATTGAATAACTCCCACATCAGCGAGACTTGAGCTTCAGTGCTATATCCGCAGCATCCGTCATCAAGGCCGGCACCTACACCGTACCCTGAGAAACCAGTCCACACATCGTCATTTGTCATTACTAATTCAACGAAGACGTAGTGGTTGTCTGTCTCTACCCAAAAGACACTTATGGTATAGTCGTCGATCTTATATTCATAACCGACGTGCTCACCACTTGCGATGCGCTTCTCGATAATCTCTCCTATATCTTCAGGTACTTCAAGGACGGTGCGCTTACCATTGTGGAGCGCAACGACATAGCTTTGCTTGTGCATACCAACGAAGAAGTTTTCGTCCCCAAGTACGACGTGAAAGTCTTCTCCCTGTCCACGCTGTTCTAGTGTCTTGAACCAACCCGGATACTGACCCGGTGTACTGTCCAGTTTACCTCCGGGATAGATAGTTGCATCAGAGCGTTCTATTACACGCTCACCATTCAAGAAGGCGTAACCTCCATAGTCACTGTACGCCATTAGAATTTATCTCCACTAGAGTTGAGTGCATTATGAAGGGCAGTCCTTAGTCCTTCTGCCGCAACCATGTTCTCGATAGCAGTAGCAGCAGTCTTTAGCGCGGCCATTGCTACCATTGGATCATCGGTCTCCTTCATAACCGTATCAATTAGTGCTTGGGCTATGCTAAGTACCTCCTTGGATTTGACTTTTTTTCTATATTCTAAGGAGCCTTTATTCTCATCACCAGTCTGGTTCATAGCTTTCGTCCTCGATTTTGTATTGGAGAGACCATTGACCGAACTTCTGGTCGGGTGAATTTATCAGCTTCACGCTATGCTGTTGTGTAGCCGTGTTGCGCCAGCAAGCAACGAAGTAACATTTTAAGTCACTGCCGATAGCCTGCTTGTCTGGCTTAGTGAGGCGTTGCTGTGTGACACGGACCCTGCCTTCGTCATAGATCAGATAGCTCCTACGCATTCTCGGATCGTTCGTAGCGATTGGTTTCTGTACTTTGACGACAACCTCATTTGGAGCCAGTTTCGTTTTCGAAAATTTTTCCCCTTTCGATTTCAAAGGGTTAGACTTTTGTGTGTCTACAGTTGACATACCTCATGTTCTCCTGTATCGTCTGAGTTCTTCTTTTTATCCGGTCTTGGAACCGGGGTTTTTCTTCTGCTGTGAAGCCAAGCAGGTAGGGGCCTACCCCCTCCTCCTCCCCCATACTTAACTCGGCGCTCATTTTTTTTATCGTATTAGTATGAGCATTTAGTCCTTATCATACTTCTTCTTAGCCATTTCCGTCCTCAATTGGATTTAAGTCTCTTGCCTCTCGCATCACTTTTTCAATTTCAACCCTAATATAGGGTATACCGGCCTCTTCAAGTAGCATTGACGTTACTTGAGTGTTTTTCTGCCATCTCTCGGAATAGTGGTCTATTGGATTAACCCAATATACTCGTGAAATGCCAGATTGAATAATTAAGCCACAGCACTGCCCACATGGTGGGTGTGTGCAGAAAAAGTTGTAGCCATGAAGTGGTTCGTGTGCTGTTACGATAGCATTAGCTTCAGCATGAACGATCCGAAGATATTTCTCCTCCCGGTCCCTCAGAATTGCAGGGTTGTCTTTGATACCGCGTGGGAAACCGTTGAAGCCCATGCTAGCGACTGTATTGTCTGGTCTGGCTATGATTGCTCCGACCTTTGTACTCGGGTCTTTTGAAAAACTCGAAATCGTACCTGCCAGAAAGAGGAACCTTAATTGCCACTTACCGACCATCAATTGTACTTTATGTGACATCATACTTATCCATTCACTATTTTGCCATTTTCCGTTAGGATATTTCGTCATGAGATGGGGAGAAATTCCATGCGGCTAAATCCTAACTTCCGTATTAAAGAGGCAAAACTTGACAAGCTATCCATGTGTGTTCAAGTGTCGCTCTCTAGTATCCTGTTGCTATTCACACTTTCTATTCTCGTAGGACTTGCGGGCTGTACTGCAAAAGGCGACAAACCGCAGATACAAGTCGTCGAACCAAACGAAAAGAAAGCCAATGATAAAAAGGGTACTAAGAGTAAGGGTTTCGACGACAAGCACCGCGAACGTGAAGCAAAGCGCAAGGTAAAGACAGAGGAGAAAAACCCGATCCTTCCACCTTTTGGTGATACTAAGACTTACCGTTGTAAGCCCAAGGCCGGTGAAACGTGGCCTCCCGGTTGTTTTCGGTATGAGAGAAAGCACGGCGAAGAAAAATCTCCTGTTAGTAATGACGTCTAGATATCGTCTCACCAATTTCCAGTGGCGTGCTTGTAGACCAAGTTTGATCTAAACGGCACGTCACTATTATTTGTAAGAGTGAATAGCTTCAAGGGTTCAGTACCACGCGACAGATAGTTGTCACGCAACAGGCGACGTAGAACACTATCGTGCACGAAGTCCTTACCCCATGAGCGAAAACGGAAACCGTCAGCACCATTCGCGTAGTCCCAGCCAACCGGAAAGGGAAAATAAACGATCCGAGTTGGCCACATCTTGAACGTATCGATCTCAACCTGCACAGTGGCTATGTCAGCCTCACTAAGGCTCGTCATGCAGTAAACGAACCAATAGGCAACGTGATCGTAGATTGAACGATCTAGTAGCAAGTGCGGGCGATGCTCAGGAGCAATCGAGACGACATCTTGTATTTCTTCGTTCAAAGTGCACATGTAGTACTTCATCAAGGAAACTTGAAAGTCGGACTGTTCATATTTTGAAAGTCCGTTGAAAAAATCTTCTTCTCTTTTAATACCGGCCTTTTTGTAAAATGCTCGTACTATAGAAGGTTTGAAACGGAATTTACGAGGGTATGCCTCAAGTAGGTTTTCGACAACCGTAGTTTTGCCTGTACCACCAGTTCCAGCTAGACAACAAACCCTTACTTCGTTCACATCCATTAGTATCTTCACATCCCTTAGTTATCTTGTGTGTAAACTAACACAAAGGTCGGAATGCGTCAAGGAAATAATTCCTCTTTATCAAAAATAGTAATGGAATTTTAATAACAGATTTTAGGGTTCTCTCTGATACTTCTGGCTTTATTTCCTTCCACTCTTAACCTATTAGTTTGAAGTTCCCCATGACCCACTATATTATCGCTTTCTATTTCGTAGTAATCACGAAGCATAGTTACTAAAGCGAGTAGAGCATCCAACTGAGCAAATGTCATTTTCTCCGTAGCAATGTGGAGTTTTTGTCCATTTTCCTCAGTAGTTTTTACGCTGAGCGCGCCTACTACTCCGATACTGATTGAGTTCCAGTTTGCAATCCATCCCCACTTGTTTTTTTTTCGGTTCTTATTCTTAGGAGGCAAAACGTGGTTGGTACGTTTAGTGAGTGGGGCAGCTTGTTGAATATTGCCTTTTTGGTCGATATAGAAATGATACCCGAAAGAACCTTTACGTTTATAGTCGTAGCTGTGACCGTATTTAATTAGTTTTGATATTTCGGGATTTATAGTTGAATGAATTACTATCGCGGAGAAATCTTTTCTACGCTTGGTAGCTTTTACTCCGTACTTTGCAGTTTTACTAGATCGGTCTTTAACTCCTAAGTAAGCTGAGTGAACCAATATACCTTCCTTGCTTATTACAGTTTCTAATCCTTCAAGCCCTGTACATTTATTCCATTTGCCAAATTGGGTTTTTTCAGCTATTATGAGTAACGGTATTAGTGCTGCTATGACTGCCACTATAATTGCAGACGCACGAGACATTAAATCCTTACCACTTACTAAGTGGTCGCCATTTTGTGTTGAGGTTCGGTCAGTTTCAGAGAATGAAAGGGAGACACGGGAAGCAATACCGTGTCCGCATCTCCCTCTCAAGCACGCAAGACAGCGGGGTAGCGCCTTGGCGTGTTCTGTAACGCGAGAACGCGAGAATGCGATCTCGATCTAGGTCTAGGTCTAGGTCTAGGTCACTTCGTGACGTAAGCGATAGCGCAGAGTGCAATAGCTACCCATGAAGCGTCTTGTGGTTGCAAGTTCCGGTTCTTCCAGATCGTCATTGCGAGTACAATGAAGGCTAAAACTACGGCGATTGCATCCACTGCGTTGTGAAGTTGACTAGCTAACCTTACTATATCATTCACGAGTTGTCATTCCTCTTTTCGAGCTATCCACAGGTATTGTTAGGTGTCAAGTGTCAGGCAGTATCTTTTTTATCAGATAGCTTAGTTTGTGTCTATATTGGGCTGGCTGCACCATGTACTACAAATTGAAGTGATTTCTCAATTCTAGCTTTGGTAGCTTCTCGAACGTCCCCTTCCAAGCCAGTAATGCAGAACTCTATTAACTGGTCAGTTAACCCATTCTCCATCATATCAGTCAAACGTCCTGCTAACTGGTCAGCATGTTCTGAGACATTTTTGTTGAGAGAGCCAGTGAACGCTTTCACAATCAAACCAGTAGCAAAACGAAGTGTCTCCACACTTACTTTAGCATCTCGAACGCTAGTATGTGGACGTTGAGGGTTTTCCAAGCGGGTAACTGATTGATCGATAGCTTCCACAATGTTGCGTAACAGTTTGTCGCGTGCATCACGCTGCTGGAGTAATCGTGTTCCTAGCAACGCAATGTATTTGTTCTTTTCTGCAAGTACTGCACCACAAGTGCAATGCTTTTCGCTAACTTCCTCTACTGGCATGTGAAGTGTTGGGCAATTTGGTAGATGGTCGAGTGACATTAACAATTCTTGCTCTATCACTCGCGTGATGCTTGCACCGGTATTTACTGCTATATCTGCCATTAGGCTGCTACTTCGGATTTAGCTTCCGCACGTTGGGCAAGTTGCCCTCGTGAGTAGATACTATCCGTATTTAGTACTGTAAGATCGTTAATACCGGCTTTTAGAGATTTGATACCGCCTTCATTCTGGTTCGCTTCAGCTACTTGAAGATGGTCCTTCAGTACTGCAATTGCCCCTTTGACAAGTGTCTCCTGACATTTTTTACATGCGTGCATGGAAGTACCTTTCGTTAAACTAAGTCCTCTACCTAAAAGAACTTCGATTTCGGAATGACGGATTTCGTCCATAGCAGCCGATAGCCGCAAGATACGATCTTGGTTCCCGCTGTTACGTGCCATGACCATGTGTGCATCAAGTGTACGCAATACGCCATCACGTTGCTTGAGCATGACATTACGGTCGATACCTTCTGGTACTTCAGTACGTAGAGATGCCTCTACGTCCAACGTAATTGTTGCGGTAGGTGGTTCTTCAGTCTCATGTGGTAGTGTTTCCACAACAGATGACTTGACAGCCTGTTCGATGAGTTGGCGTTGTGTTGAGCGCGCAGTAGGTGCAGAGGGAGCAATAATCGTGGCAGGCTCTACTAGTACTGGTACGGGTACGGCTGGAACTTGTGATTGCACTTCTGGTATTGAAGTAGGTTCTATGGGTACTTCAGAGTTAGTGTCAACTTCAACAATTTGAGTTGGTACATGAGGAGTACCCGGCTTATATATACGAGATGTAATCTGGACAGTTGCTTCATCAGGTTCAGATACAGGTGCAGGTGCAGGCTCAACTTTCGTCTCAACTTCAGCTTCTCCGACTGTGCCTGTGTCTGTGTTGACTTGGGCACGCAAAGCGGCACGGAGTTGTTTTTTCTCCCGTCTGTGCTGGCTATCGGATAACATGATTTGAACCCAAGTCTCTCCTAACCTACGGCGCGCAATAATCGAGTGATGCAGCATACCGAAAATATACGCGAACAGGAGAAGAAACCCGATTGCGATAATGTTCATACTGTTTTCCCCCTAGAACGCAAAGGCCCTCGTCAATATCAAACTGGTGTATCATAAAGACCAGTTTCGCGGAAGTCGTTACTCTTCGTCTTTATCCTCTTCAGTAGAGCGGAATTGAAGTATGGTCACGAGAATATTCGACATAGCAACTAGAAATGCCAAGTACCCTCCTAACCAGTTCACATCGAATTGGAACACTAACGATAGGACCATGATGTAGGAAAGTAAAACAGCAGCAATCACGCAACTGTATGCTCCCTGTTTAATGAATAGAGTTAACCCCTTATTCATCTTGTCTAAATCGGCTTGTGTTTCAGGTTCAATGCTCAAGGTGTATAACCTCATAATCTATGTTGTCACCGTGTCCATCGTACAAAGCACGGAGCGCTCTATCTTTAGCCGTTAATGCTAGAGTATGACATGTGCCGTTTTCATCTTGGACGCGGATTTCTGTAATGTACCATTCCGCTCCACCACGACGTGGAACGTAAGTTGATCCATATGCTTCATAGTCAACTGTAGCTGGAACCTCTATCTCAACGTCGGCTTCCCCGTTATACAGAGTCTCGCCATCTATCAGGAAGCCTAGTCCTTCGGGTACTTTCAATTCCTAAAACTGGTAGGTCATAGACAATTTTTCTACTCCGCTTTCGTTGTATAACTCTGTGAAGTCTATGTTCATAACCTAACACAAAGGTCTGAAAATGTCTACTACTTAATGACGCCCAATAGTATCAAGGTGATAAAACCTACTAAAAGCCAGACGCTAGATAGCAGATAAAACGTTTTTAACTTTGCCATTTTGTAATCCATGTTGGTGTGATAGCATAGCATAGCATACGCATGTCTCTCTGTCAGGCATAGTGTGCCACCCTAAGTCGGCGGGGACCGGTAATTGAGTATAAACTAACCCGGTCCCCGCCCTAGCTGCGTAGTAGGGCTAATTGAGTGTCAGGCCGCGACGGCGACTTGCTGGCCCATATTGGGGTTAATAAGGTTAGCAAGAACGGATGGCTTCGCAATACGGTCGTCGTTCGCGCTAGCTAAATCAGCGTACTTCTCAGCTAGGGTGAAAAGGGATTGGTTGAGCCGAATACTCTGGTCAATCCCTTTCACTTCACGGAGCTTTGTTTTTCTCCGTTTACCATTCGTTGCTGTGATCTCACCAGATAGGCCGCCACGGATCATGTTCTCTTGTACGCGATTGTATGTAGCCCAAAGAGAGTTGTTGCGGTCTTCATTACGACGTGCGTGGTTGATCGCATCCGGTTCAACCGGGATTTTGTCTTTGTCAGTTCCATACCGCGTGATGAGCGCGGCTTCTGCAAATTTCAGTTGCGCGTCGGTATCCAATTTCGTTTCTTGCATGTGCGCCACCGCATCTTGCACGTAGTCAAATTCCTTGACAACCTTATAGGACGCATCAATCACTTGGTCGATAGGGTGTAGTCCCTTGTGGCGAATGCGAACGGAAGTCCAGTTGTCGCCAAGGATGAGACCATTAGAACATACAAACTCAATAATGCCTCCCATCAACTGATATGAGCATGAGCCGTCATGTGAGTTAATCAGAAGTAACTCTGGCGCACGTTTCTTGTCCCAGTTATCACTTGGTCGTCTCAGCCGCAACAAGTGCTTCTGGAAACCGACGCGATCCTTTTGGCGAGGGTTGGCCGCCGTAAGACCGTGTATCTTGAAGCCCTCTCTCATGAGTGCACTTAATACGTCAGTTGTTGGAACATGTTGATATCTATCAGATCGTGTTGTGTGTGGTGTTGCGGTAAGACAAGGTGCCATTTCGATTGCTTGATCGATAGTGATTGGCTCCTTCGAATAGTAGAACATACTTTTTACTCCTTTTTCTGCGTCTCCCCGGCTTAGTGATGTTTGACGGTACTTACTTCAATCAGTTGGTTAGTTAGCGGGGTAAGTTAGTAGACCCAATCAGTTTGGCGTTATGCTTGCTTTGGCTAAATTGAGCAAATTAGCGAATTGTGAACCATGGTTTCTGAATAGAACCGTAGCGCCAATAGCTATAGTCCAGACCAAGCAAGCCGATATAATGCCGTTGAACAGAGATGCAACCTTGTCAGTACTGGAACGCTGCTGGAAGAAGTCTGTTAGCAAGCAAATGATGCCAATAAACAGCACTGTAGGCAGTATGCTTGGTGCCCATGTTTCCAACTGTTTAGCGTGTGCCATGCTCTTATTGTAGTAGAGCATCCAGAAAGTGAACCACCAGCCCTCTTGTATGGCCACACACCCGAAGAACACACTAATGAACGGTCGTCCGCGTGCGATATACGCATGAAACATCATTGCACAAACCGCAACAATAGCCAGTTTAGCAATTGTCAATTGTAGTGCTGGGCTAATACCTAGCAAGTACTCGATCATCTTGTACCTCCTCAAGTAGATCGCTAAGGAAGGCATAGCTAGTCGCTCTTGAACAAGAACTCACTTGCGTAAGGTCTAATTCGAAATGCGTTATTGTAAGGGATAGTCCCGCACCAGCCGCCTCCACTGTGAAAGTACCGTATACAACCCTTAACTCTCTGTCAAGCATTACGAGAAGTAACATTACATAAATCCACATGTAATTTACGTTGTATATCAACGATTTAGAATAGACCTGAGCATTTCCTTGCAAAATGTTGCTACATTGCAACACGCTAGCTAAGCCTTAACTGTTCACTCCATTGCGTCGGACAGTTGCGAAAGCGCATCATTTATCGCATCTATCGCTTGCTCTACGGCTTCAAGTGCTGACTAACCATCCGAGCGTACTTTACTGATAACATTTTTCTTTCCTTTCCTTAGTTCAAAAGTCCTGCGGTTGAGTTTCCATTGATTGGTCGGTTGAGCGACACGTTATTGCCGCTACGCTGACCTGACTTGTAGGCACCTTTATGAGATGAGTATCGGCTTCTTCCGCTATAACTCAACCTAACACCCGTCTCATTAAATTCGGCTTCAGTTCTCTTACGTTTAGCATGAACAAGTGCAGTTCCGCTGATAAGTGCAGGCAAGTTCGGGGTAGGTTCATCACGTGCATGTGCATCTGCAATAGCCACCTTTTGCTCTCTAATTTGCTTCTCACGTGCGTTGTGCATTTCTTTATTACGCTTATGGCTCATTTTATAAAGGCGATCTGAAACTCGTGAGGCCATGCCACGCATGAAGGATGCTCGGAGTGTGTTTCCGTGGACTTTCTGGCCATAAGTATTAGCTTGACTTATCAGTTCGTCCTTTTGCGTGTTCCATTCGGCATCCATCGCGTTCGCAATACTTTCCGACAAGTAGTGTGCGAACTCAGTATCGCTTTTGGTTCCAAAAAAGCTGAGCATACCGTCATGTTCGTACCAACACTTGGTACTTGTGTAGAGCATGATCGCATTGTGTGTGAACTGGACAGGATGGCGTGTGCGGCGGCGCGCGCTTCCCTTAGCGAACGGGCGCTTTCGCGTGCCGTACCGTTCTTCATCTAAATCCTCCTCAGTCTCAATAGTCTCAATACCGTACTGGACCATCAGTTTGTTGGCGGCTTCTGCAGCAGCCATAGCCTCAGCTTCAGTTGCACCATTGTCTTGTGTCTTAGAGAGAAGTGCACGAATACGGGCCGTGATCTTATCCCTGTTTTCCTGTTTCGTTGTCATATCTACACCTTCGCGTCTCTTGACTGTGTAAGTACTATATCAGCTCGTTAGTACTTCGTCAACTGCTAAGTCCAAATTCTCTTGCTAGCTTCTTATAAAGTTCACGTTCCAATTCGTTCACGTAAGACATACAAGTACTACCGTCGTAAGTAACGTTTTCCTTATTGCCCTTGTAGTGTATAGCAATACACAAAGGTTCGCTGTTTACGCTCCAAACTTCTGTGTAATTGATATGGTCTGGCATATCAATATAGAACTTATTATACTGGTACATGTTGTTTACATCCGTTTGTGTAAGTCTTCCACAAGTTGCCAAGGCTCTAGTTTCCTTTGGCTTGATTATCAGCAGCTAAGTCACTGACGCAAAATGGGTGACGTTCTTAATCGTCCCTATTTGATGTTGTCGCGATCATCTATAAATCTCTTTAGCCTCTGACCGCGACGCCAAGCCTCATCAGATGCTTGGCGGCAGACACGATTCTCGACGTATAGCCGAAAAAACGCCTTCCGATCACTGCGGGCTCCGGCGGCCTCCATCGCCGCCAGAGTTTGCTGTTGAGTCTTAGATGGCATCGCAAAATTGGATGTATTCTTTTGACGACATGCGATTTTCTAATTCTTGCAGCACCAAGTGAAATGCTTCTATTGGTGTGCTTTGATGGGCCGCAATTTCCTTAAGTTGCGCTGTGCTGATTCCGGCAATCTTAATGCGCATTTTGTCATGGGCGGTCATTGGCTGTCTCCGTGTTGCTGATAGTTTATATATACGGCAAATGCCGTATCACGTCAACCCTCAACATCACTTTTTTTTATGTTTTTTAGAGCCAGCTCTAGCACTCGGTCGCCAACGCACCGCCGCCCTTGCTCGATGTCCTCGATTGTACGAGAGGACAGCCCGAGGACGCGCCCAGCCGCCTTAGTGTTGAGGCCAAAGATGTTTCGAAAATCGCGCATACGCTCGGCGTTGCTCATGATCGGTCCCTTAGTTGATACAGAAAAGGGCACCGCGTAATGCGGTGTCCTTGTTCACAAGTTTAGCGCCGTTTCAAGATGCGAGCGAGCGCACCATGCAGTTCACGCAATCGGAGTGCCCGGATCATTATGATCTGAAAACGACGAATTGCCCGTTTCGCGGAACCATCCGGGTCTAGCGGGTTTTTGGTCCGCTTGACGCCGGTCACTTCGATCGGGCCAACGCGGGCAATGGTTTCTCTTTTTCGCCACGGCATTCAACCAATGTCCCTTAGTTGATGGTTTTGTCTTGGGCCTTAATCTCATCGAGCGCTCTGTGAATATCCGATAGGGCGGCGTATAGGCCAGAGCGGCCCCGCTCGGCTACGTGCTGTTGATTGCAACGCTGACCCTTTACCGCGATGTCGTGAATGTAGCTACGAATACCAATTGTTATCAGTGAATCGAAGGTTGCGCCTGGGCGCAGGTCGCTCCTGCGGACTTCCGAAAGTATGAGCCATTCATCGGCTAGCGCGATTACGTCGGTAGCTAATTCGCGAGCATGAGCGTCTGGTAGAAGTTCAGCCAGATCGGCAATGGTGGATGCCGCTTTGTATGGGGTGTCGCTGTAAAGTGCTGCAATAGTGAGATGTTCCATAAAGGTCTCTCCTTGTTTGTCGGTCATGGGTGGCCTCCTTTGGCTTAATTTTATAGCTTACTCGTTAGTCGTTTTCACAGAGTTGTCTTTCGTAAAGCCAATGTCGTGCAGCTTCTTTGGCAATACAAACTGTATTACTCATTGTAAGTCCGTCAGTATCTTGTACCCTACGAAGTGTTTCGGATACGTGAGGATCAAGTGCGATTTCCCAATGTAGAGCATCCCACTTGCACGCTGGGATGTCATTCATATGAGGATCAATATTAGAAACTAACTTATCCTTTCCGATCTGCTCAGCAACGTATTGCTTGCACCAAGTACTTACGAACTGCGAGTAGTATTCACTGTGTGTGCATTTCTCGTCGAGATAGTCTTGACGTGTGTATGTGTGCGTGCCCGTGTCTGTGTCTGTTCTTGAATAAGTCATTGTTTTTCCCACCAAAGCCAATCCATTGCCATTGAAAGTGCAGCGGTTCGTCCGCAATGATCGCACTCATTCCAGTTCGGTCCTGCAAATTGGCCCTTTGGCCAGTTCCCTCCTTTGCGCTTTGCGCACTTATCACATATTCTCATGAAGCCGTTCCAGTCTTTAGGGTACGTCGGTGAGCTTGTAGATGTGGAAGTCTCGACTTCCAATTTTGCCCGTGAGTTCGTTTGGCGTGCCCGGTTTGACGTGTGAAGCGTCCCGTTGTTTTGTGTAGACTTTGGTAATTGCAGCTTCTTTCGCCTTGGCTTCATTACTAGCCTCAATCATTACATAGCCCTTGTTGGTTGCTTGCGAGTAGTTCATACCATCATCGCCAGTGCGACATGTGAATGGCACTTTGTAGACTTTCATTTCCGACTTCATTGTAGTTTTCCCCGTTCTATCGTTCGCGATCAGGGCAGCGTCTTACACTGCATTTCCGAAGTTAGCGATAATCTCAGTCGCCATTTGCCCTGCACCATTAGCGAATATACGCGCAGTGTTCTCATCATCGAATGAGTAGCCTGCAACTATACTGTGAGTTTCGGCGTTTTCAAATTCAACGATCCATTGTTTAGGCTGCTGAATATCTCCGTTAGCGTCTCGCCTAGGGCCATGGTGCACATTTATTCTCATGATATTACTCCCCTACTTCACTATCAAATTCGGGCGTATGGTCTCGCATGACATTCTCCTATGTCGTCAGCGGTTACGTTGATTAGTAGATTGAGAAGTAAGCCTTACCTTCAAGTTCACGCAAAGCACAACCCGTGAGCCATACTAGGCGCTTCAAGTTTTCGTCGTGGTCATCTAGCTCATTATCCTTCCATGCGCCTTGGCCCTTGAGTAGGGCCTTGCAATCAATTGGATCGCCAGTTACTTCCCATGTATTCATGACATAGGCAACAGCCTCATCTGCCGGCCCCGATGCACCGCAATCAATCAAATCTTGTAGTAAGGTCGGGTCAATTTCATCCTTAGATAGAAACCAGTCGTTACCTTCAAACGTGAGACTGTTAATCATGATATTACTCCTTTGTATGTTTCAGGCGAGTAAACTAGTTCTGACATGAACTTGTCGAATTGTGCTTCAGTCATGTATGTTAGTTCATTCAAAGTTGGTACTTTGTACGCACCTATTACGTGACAGTGATATGGTGCGTTACGGTCACGAATAACTACAGTAGTTGGTGACATTGTTTTAATAGAGAAGCGCTTGCTTGCAATATTCATTATGACACTATCCTTTTGGTTATGTCTTATTACCTACTCTTATTCACTAGCACTAGTCCTAGCACTAGTCTTGGCGTACCCGTGACCTTGGGCTCACAAAGTTGTTCCTTTGGCGTATTCTTTTAAGAACTTGTTTTCCCCACTTACGGGTAAGTTACGACCCCATGACCGGCAAGTGTTCAAGAACCTAGCGGCAACTATAGGGTCACTGAATAATGATATACCTTCGTCTCCGTTGCTAAAAAATACCCTCAATGTGTAAGGTTGTGCGTCGTGCAACGGGGCGGTTTGTTTCAAGTAGGCACTAGTTACTTTGTACTCAGCGGCATGAGTACGTATTCCCCGCAGGTTCTTTGATCTATGTATGACTTTACCTGAGCGGTAAATCTTACTCATAGTTATACCCTATCTACTTTGTGTTTCGCGGTTTCGTTGTTCCGATGATTAGAGAATAGCAAATGAGCATAGGTATGTCAACACTAGTTTGCACATTTCTTTGGGTACTTTGCTATTGACTTTAGTAGTGGGATAGTGTAGCGTGAGAGGGTAGGGACGTTACTAATTTTAATTTGTTTCTGGACTAGTGGGGTGCCACTTATTTCATTTCGTGGTAGGTTGGCAATGTACCCGCCTTTGGGGTATATGGTCGTGTTCCCTTAATGTTCACGGGGTTTGCATGGCAATAGGGCGTAGTTACATGGCATTAACACATGTGTTAGCGCGGTGTTCTAACCTTTGTGTTTCAACACTGGTGTTGTGGGTGTTAGTGGTGTTGTGTTGTGCCGGTTGTGCGCTAACACACGCAGCACTTACGGGATTATATGGGGTTTCTGTCAAATTTTAGGGTTTGTGTTAGGGGAAACCCTCAGTAGATTTGTCAATGATTTCAATGCTGTTTAGGGTTTATAGGGTTTCTAGGGTTTTTTTCTTCAAAAGGTTTGGAGTAAGAAGAAAAGAGACCCAATCTAATACTTGTGTTACTAATGTTAAGTATAACACAAAAGTTATATAGTGGCAATAATAGAGAACCGCTAAACACTCTTTTCAAAAAAACCCTAAAAACCCTAAAAACCCCTTAAGCCATTGATATTTCTGGACAATTTAGTGGTGAGAAACCCTAAAGAAACCCTAAGAAACCATGTTGTCAGGTTGAGTATAAATCATTTGTTCAATGATATCAATGGGTTAGATAGGGGTATGGGAGTCAAACGATCTTAGTTAATAGTGCTTTCGGTTTATGACCTAGTTTCAGAAAGTTTTGGACTTCTCACCAAAACATTGTCAGACTAACAGGCGACACACTAGTTGACTTATGCATTGCCACTTACGAACTTTTATGGTACAAAAAGGGGTAGGCCGCAATGTAATGACCTTACCGAAGGGAAGGGGGGCCCCAAGTATGACTTGCAGTGCGCTGGTTGTGTTTGTAGCGTTGTCACCATCAGACCGAATATCCCTCTTTGTTCTAGTTTTGTTCCCCTTTAGCCTCGTTCACGATTTGTTCCCTGCCCGCTTATGGACTAAGAACGCAAAAAAACCCCGCAAACCCGGTTAAGGGCTTGCAGGGCAGTTGCAGGGCGCTAGGAACGCCCCGGCTAGCTAAGTCGGAAAGCGGGGAAGCGCCGACTAGCTAGGAACGCGACACTAGCCTTTTTTGGCAGCTAGCAGTATCTTTATCATATTAGAAGCTTCGCCCTTAGTGCGAATGCGGCTTGGTACTTGGCCTTTTAGCAATCGTCGCAAATATGCCAGTTGCTTAGTCGTCGCTGGATCGTCTCGCCACGTCTTGGTGTTACTGGCTTGTGCTCGGTCGCTTGCCGTAACTACCGGATTGCGGAATTGTACCGTATTAGCGCTTGGTGTTGGTTTTCCAGTAACCTGGACTTGTGAAGCCGGATATTGCTTGCACACCATCACCATTTGTTCGGCAGACACCGGACCGTTGATCGTCATGACCGTAAGTCCTGCTAGGATGCCCGGAAGTAGTGTTTTAATGTGTTTCATTGGTCTGCACCTTTCAAAGTGCCGTTAGCGACTTGTTTTGGTTGCCCTATACCCTGCCAAGGTATTTCGCGAACTTGGTAAGTGATAGAGCCGTTTGGGTTGGCTTTAATTTCCGTCTCGATTGCACCATGCCAGCTAGCAAGTTGGCTAACCGCTCGATTGTGTGAACGGCGAGTTATAGCGTACTGCCATTGCCCATCCACTGCCATTTTGGCATAAAGTTTGTTCATGCGTTGTTCCCCACATAGATATCTTCTACAATTTCGGGAAATATCTTGTTAGGTACGTGTTTATATACTCGATAGATTGTTACCCGCCCTTTGGCTTGTGTTCCAGCGGTTAGTGAATGATACTCGCCCGAACACCTAAATTCTTGAACGCTTTTCCAATCGCCATAGTCGCCTTGCCCATAATCATTAGACCAAAGTTCACAACCATGTCGGTCGAATGCCGATACCTTGATTTTCATAATTACTTATCCTTTCTAGTTTGGATGGCCAAGCCGCCTAGACTTGACCCGAATTCAACCATGGCTACCCAAAGATAGACCATAAGCAAGGTTGCTATTTGTGGCGTTAGGTTTTTGATGCCTACCAATTTTGCGAAGTCAGCTATAGCGTTAGCCTCAACGGTTTTCCCTGATAGCTTAGCCGTTTTTGGCTTGTCCTCAGGTATGGCTTTCAATTCTTGGCGTAGCGTTAGCCATTTTGGGCAAAACTTGCGCGTTGTTTTGCCGTTGGGGTTTATCGATTGGCCGTCAAAGCCGCAAACACTGTTGTTTGATCGTATGCCCTTTATAGCTTCGATCTTGGCCATGGCGAGCCGTATTGCACGCCTTTGGGCGTTAGCCGTTTGGCCTAGCTGTATGATCGGTTGCTTAGCCTCAAGTTTTGCCCTTTGATGGCTGCTGGCGCTGATTGCGGCGACTAGTGAGAATGATACAGCACAAGCCCAAACCGCTATGGTTGCAAAGGCGCTAATCCACCGATCTTGGTTGATTAGGTTTGCAATCTGTTGTGGTGCAAAGAACTTGAACGCATCGGCGCTAATCGCAATCAAGCCCCCTATGTTGCCTGCGCTGCTGGCATAGTTCCAGTTATTCAATCCGCTCGCTATGGCAAGGCCGCTAACAGAAGCGAATAGCCCTAGCTTGGTTAGCCACATTGGAACAAATCTCCTAATGAGATAATGTCGAAGGCATCGGCTGCTATATCGAAAAATTCATCATTGTTCGCGTATTGGCACGCGCGTTTGTCGCGTAGTGAGACCATGCCGGATTGTTCTATTTCGCCAGTTGCAAGTAAAGTCGCTTGAAAGCGATAGTCGCCGCTTTCGTATTCTTGGCATAGTGAAACCCGTATGCCTGCAATAGTTCGCGTGTTTATAGTCATTCCGCCAGTGATATGCATATTGCTTCCCCTAATTCTTATTAGTTGCGGTAAGTTATGAACATGACTGTTGTGGAATTGTACGGCCTAAACTCTATAGTGTCGCCGTAGTTTGATTTAACGCCTCGAACGTTAGTTAGTCCTATGGCCGCCTTTGCCCTTTTCATGAGCTCCCGTTCGAATACCTTGTTAGCTTTGCAGTAACTTGTGCCGCCGTCATAGCCGTAATGGGTTAGTTCTGGCATGGTGACGGTTTCCAGTTTTACCCATGTGCAGTTAGCTTCGCCTGCAAATGTATTAGTGTATTCCACGTTGTAAGTATGCATATCGCTTCCCCTTTAGAGTGCGCGCGGGCGCGTGCAAGTGCTGCCTCAGAACAAGTGTTCTGGCGCTTTGTCGATAGCAGTTAGAGCTATAGGGCTTTCGTGGTTGAATATCCGATTAATCGCACCAGCCCTAGCTACTGGGCGGACATTCTCAGACTTAAATTCGGTATTCACAACAGTGAACAAGTAATGGCTATTGCAATAGCGTGCTACCTTATTAAACCAATTGTCAGTTGATGCGCTAGTTTGGTGCTCGCTGAGTACTTCACGTTTGCCAGTCTCAATGCTAATGCCTGTTACTATATACATTTCTACTTCCCCTTTGTTCTGCACCCTACCCCTACAGTAGAGCTATGCTAGTAGTAGTAGTAAGTTATTGTAGAAGCTACTAAGCTAGTGCAAATCGACTAGTCGGCAGCGCAGAGCGAGCTTGCCTTAATGCTAAGTCTGTGTGCGGCTTAACTTAGTAGCTACTGCAACAGCCTACTTTCTGATAGGCTCGCACTAGCACGCGCGCGAGTGAAGGTTAGAAGGAACTGGCAAGTCACTTATACTTTTCACTTGCCAGCCCTTACTCTAAACTTACTGCTTGGCTTTCTTGGCAATAGTCTTAGCAGTGTCACAAGTAGCATTGACTTTGAGCTTTACAAGCTTGGTGAACGCGCCAGGGTTAGCTTTCTCGAAGCGCCGTGCCGCGCCGTTAGTGCGAGCCCAATTGCTCGAACAGTTTTGCGTGGTAGCAACGGGCTTACCATCTTGTCCAATGGCTTCGAATTTGTAATTGGCTGCACTTGCGGAAAGTGCCCCCATAACTAGGATTATAACTGTTGCCGTGATAGTCTTAAATACGTCGGTCATGATCTTGCTTCCCTTAAAGTTGTTTGCTTCTGTTTAGCAGGTTGCGTTCGCCCTTCCGATGAGTAGACAATGCCATAGTTAGATGCGTGTTGCAACATAAATCGACATCTTTAACATTACAAATTTGTAATGTTTGAGTGCTAGACTTGCCTGCCTCTATGTGCTAGTCGCGCGCTCGCGTTCTTCATACCTACAAAAATGGCTTTGAAAATGCTCCAAAAAGTAGTAATTTTCGGCGGCAGATCAACCTGCGGTTGCGGACTAGTACTCAGGAACTCACAGAAATTCTGAAATGAAACTACTTAATAATCAGACTTTTGTGTTACTAGTTGTTCCCAGAAATTTCGAGATTTAGAAGACTAATGGTTAGACTTTTGTGTTATATAGAAAGTTGCCACAAAGACGTGTATATCTACATACATGGATGAACACACGGCATATGACCAAGAGCCAAAAGAGCCAACTGGGACTCTTCCAGCACTAAGCGCGTCCCAAGAAGAACTCTTGAAAACGTTCGAGAGCCTATCGGCGCGCATACCACGCGACAGAAACGGGTTCCCGACCTACTTGCTGGATCACAGTCACTTACCGACTGATATCCTCAAGAGGCCAGAAACCAAACAGCTAGAACTAATTGAAGTAGCTAAGATACCCCTATCACTACTTGAGGGTTACTTGAGCTTCAATTTCAACGTACCAGTATGGGAACGCTTACCTCATGAGCCTGAGAGCTTCTATAGCGCTTTCTCGGCTTACCTCAATATGCCTATTCGCAGTCCGTATGAACTTGGCAATCAACTACCCGCTATGTCGTCCACTACTATGCATGAAGCCTATATCCTCTACTATTGGGATGAACGTGCTCGTGCCTATGATCTATTGCGCCCAGTAGCAGCCGCGAAGCTACGTGACCAACGGGTCTTGATGGCAGAGGACACTCACTTCCAGTTCTCAACTAAGGTCTTAAACCTGTTGGGCGCGGAACTTACAACTCGCACAACCGAAAATCAGAATAACCGTCCCTTTGAGGGCATGACAGCCAAACACCTTATCGAAGCAGTCGCAGACATGGTTGAAATGCAGCGTATCGCACTGCGTTTGCCAGCCAAGGGACCACGCACCTTCGGAGATGAGCTAGCCATCCCAGAACACGCCTCTATCAACCGTTCCATGCAGGAAGCGGTCAAGATGCACGATGGTTCTGAAGGAGAAACTTCTAAAGCAGGAGAGATGCGTAAGAAGGTAGAAGCCGCTATAGCGAGTGATCCCGAAAAGGCCGCCGAACTTCAAGAAGCCGCATTGGCTGTATTAATGACTGTCAATGAGAAAGCTCAAGCAGCTAATCATGCTAATCACGACGACTAGCGACTGACTACAGAAACTCACACACGCAACCCACAACTTACAACCCGAAACCCACTACTAATTCGTACAAAAGGGCTCACACCATGACTGACATTGCAAAAACAGCAGACTACGTTGTAATAGGTTTCTACTTAAAACGTATGGATCATCCTAATCCGCTCTACTACATTGGTGGGCAAGCAGACTTGTTATCTTCTTGGGCGGAAGAACAGAACACAAGCCTATTCATTAGCTTCGCTTCTAAAGACGACGCTGATAAAATGCAGAATAGAACATTCCCGCACATCCCAACTATCGCAGTACCAATCACTATGTGATTACCTGAAGATGTTAAGACGTAATCAGGCAATCAAAAACAAAAATGAGTAAGGATGGAGGAGGGGGAGAAAAGGTAAAACCAAGATATGACACACATGGCTACTAGCGCAGAGATAACAACAATGTCAGAGAGTACTCTGCCAGACTTAACCGATCTCCTTGAGGTTGTAGGCGATTACTACCGCGTCGGAGAGGATTATTTCATCAATGAGCTCAGAACCAATCATCGCTCTATGCCACGCCACGTTGCTATGTGGATCGCACGGGAGAAGATGAATTGGACGTGGGATCGTGTGGCCGATACGTTCAAACGGTGGCGTGCTACCGTAATACGTAATGTGGGTAAGGTTGAGGAATTGCGACGTATGAATGAAGATTTTATGTCTATTACGGACTGTCTTGTTTACCAATTATTCGTCGAAAGTTCAGCACAGCTATGAGCGTGATAGCTAGAAAAAAAAAAAGGACCATCAACACCTAAGTGTATCAGGTCCCAGTTTACCACCTTCACTAAAGAAGTTTAGTAATCCTCTCAACTACATCCAGTTGTTGATCCGCAGTTATCACATACGAAACAACTTCCGTTGCGCCGTAGTGTGAAATCAAAGCACGACGGACACGGACTTCCGCTATAAGCAATTTTCGTAACATGCCCTTTCCCATTAGCAGTCATGTGTCGTACATTAGCAACAAGTCCAGTACTTGTTATGTGCGTACCATCAGAACCATTTGCATTATTCGTCTTGGATGGGTTAAGTACGGGCAACTTACTTTCATTGGCCTTCTTAGGAAGCTCAAGGCGTGCACTTGGGCTCACGGTATGATAGACAGTAGTATCTCCACCGGGACCAGCGTGATCGACATAAACAGTTGGTTCAACCCCGTCCTTCTTAGAAAGGAATTGTCCATGTCCATAAGTCGCGTCGAGTTCCTTGACGATGTAGTCAAGAAGCGAGGAGCACATACGTACATTCTCACTTCCCGACACAAAGCCACTGGGTTCCGATCTGCTATCTACGAAGGCTTCAACGTACTCATCCAATGGAACACCGTATTGCAAGCCGAGAGACATCGCGATAGCGAGGGCGTCAACGACGTGCTTCATCATGGAACCTTCTTTACCAATGGTGATGAAGACTTCCCCGACGGAACCGTCTTCGTACTCGCCAGTCCGCAAGTACATGTTGTAGCCGCCGACCCTGACCTTCTGAGTGAAGCCAGCACGTCTAGCAGGTAGCTTGTAACGGCTTCCTGCTTTCAAAGGATTACCTTCTGCATCACACCGGATGTAGCCAGTTTTTCGAAGTCCACTCCTCTTCCCGTTCTCATCCTTTGGAGGTTCGAACTTTCCGGTCACTGGATCGATGTGTTCAGACACCGCTGGATCAACCGCTGGAACCGCAACAGGTTCCGGCTCAGGCTGACGTTCCGGTTCCGGATTAGGCATGGGCTGTGGAGCCGGAGCTTCCATAACAGGCTCGGGGATACGCTCCTGATCGTGTGGCGTGCCCGTATTCTCGCGGTTCTCATCTGAGCCATTACCGCCTGTACCGCTCCCGGTCGTGTCCTTGTCTTTCTTCAAGGCCGTGAGGGGCTGAGAGTCTTTGCAGCCATCTCGATAGATCGCCAGTGCCTTCAGACCGAGCTTCCATGCCATGACGTAAGACTGTGCGACATCCTTTCTGGTCGCATTAGCAGGCATATTCACTGTCTTGGAGATAGCACCAGAGAGGAACGGTTGAACATATGCCATCATGGCTATGTGCTGTTGCCATGGAATGTCATTGGCACAATCGAATACTTCGGCATGAGACGGGTGCTCTAAGTCTTCAACAGGAACTACACCGTGTTCTTCGATGAACTCAAGAATGCTATTGATCTCTGATTGATCGTAGCCCAAAGCATCAAGACCGCGAGCTATCATTGGGTTGACCATCTTCATGGTCCCACCACCAGCCAGTTTCTTCATTTTGATAAGAGAGAACTCAGGTTCAATCCCGGTGGTAGCACAGTCCATAATAAATGAGATAGTACCAGTCGGGGCTAACAAGGTAAGTTGGGCATTACGTATACCATCCGATATATCAAGTGTGTTCCACAATACTTCTTGTTCTTCAAGCACACGACCAATAGGGTCATTATCCACAGGGTCAACAATATCGGCGTACTCAAGATGATCGCATCCGTCTCTATGTAGTGCTATAACTCGCTTTACATCATCGTGATGAGTGGAATAGTCGTGGAAAGGTCCGATCTTACGAGCCATCTCAGCCGAAGTATGGAAGGATTGGGCTTGCATAAGGCTTGTGACCGCTGCTGCGACCCGTAATCCCTCTTTTGAACCATACGGAACGCCCATTGCCATGAGAAGTCCGCCTAGATTGGCGTAACCAAGGCCCAATGGACGGTATTTAACAGAGTTCTCGGCTACAACTCGGTCTGGATAGCTCGACATACCTACTGTTATGTCCAGAACTCGTATGAATAGGTCCACAACATGCATGAAACCCATGGCATCGAACTGCGAACTACCCTCTTTGTAGAAGGCAATTAGGTTAATAGACGCTAAATTACACGCCGAATTATCCAAAAACATGAACTCTGAACATGGATTAGAAGCATTTATAGCATCTACTTTTGGGACCGTATGCCACTTATTGGCAGTATCGTGGAACTGAATACCCGGATCACCACAACTCCAAGCACACTTAGTAAGTGCATCCCAGAGTTCTTGGTTCCTTTCTACAAGATTGTGCTCACTAATGATATCTTCAGAAGGCTCCATTGGTACTCCACTAGGAGTAGAAGACATATGAAACTTGTCGTCTTCTAAGTCTTCGGAAAGAGTTTCCATATACTCGTCAGTCACACGGAGGGAGTTGTTGGAGTTCTGACCACTTACCGTTTCGTAGGCTTCGCTTTCATAGTCACCATTCAATGTAGAAAGTAAGTCAGCATCATCATGTTCTCCTGCGTCAACAGCTCCTTCTTCCATAAAGGAAGCACCTATCTCCATAGCAGCGACTTTGAGTTCTTCTCGGTGTTTCCACTTCACGAAGTCTAGTGCTTCTGGATGATCCGCATTTACAGTTACCATACGGGCAGCACGTCTAGTAGTACCACCACTCTTTATTGCACCAGCGTTCGCATCGAACACTTTGAGGAAGGACATCATGCCAGAAGACTTACCCCCACTAGAGAGGCTTGCACCCTTGGCGCGTAGCGTGGAGTAGTTGATCCCGCTACCACTGCCGTACTTGAAGATCGTAGCTTCGCGAGTTAAGGCATCCATAATGCCGTTCTTGCCGATCAGAGTATCTTCGATGGAGGAGATAAAACAGGCTGACGTTTGTGGGTATTCGTAGGCATTGTCTATACCAAGCTGTTCGGACGGAACACGCAAATCAGACTTGTCTACGTCTTGGTTGAGGTTTGCGATCCAGTTGATCGTTTCGCCACGAGTACCGTATGCCCACCACAAGCCAGTATTGAAGAACTGTGGAGAGTTCGGAGCTACCATTTGTGCGCAGAGCATATAGACGATCTCGTCATAGAAAGCTCTCGCATTTTCTTCCGAAGCAGGAGTAATAATTGTCCTCGTTTCGAAATCTTCAGGTTCCTGTCCGGCTACACCATCTTGAAGAGTAGTTGTTGGACCGAAGTATCCACGGTTCCAGCCTGCGTAAGTCCAATGGCTTGCAATGCGGTGAGCAACTTGTCGGAAGGATGTTTCGCTACCCGGTAATTCTTCAGTAGCAGTACCGGGTTTTACCCGTTGGAGCCACTTTGGAACATGGGGCTCATCTTTTTTCTCGTAACCAGAGTGAACGCCTGACTTGCGGAGATATTTGTGTCCAAGTATTTCTGCCGCTTGTTGCGACCAATGTTCTGGTACTTCGAGATTTGGTATATCACAGAGTATGTTCCCTTGTGCATCCTTGATTAGGACGGCTACTTCTTTCCATCTGAATAAGGAGAACGGATCGTGGCTTTGTCCTTTTGATCCATCTAAGTTCATCGTGAATAGACGGTCTACTTTCATGCCTACACCCATAGGAATAGTTGTTCCCGCCCATTACTAGTGAGCAGGATGTTCAGTTTCTGTCATTTTTCTTATGGACTTTGCCGCAGTCCGCAGAAGCATATATAGTGGCAGAGTTAAACCAGAGTGTCAACATTTAGTCATAATTCAAAATGACGAATTACTTTTCAACTTTACCTAGTTTCATGTACCCAGAAAAGCGATGAAATATAGAGAAACCGTACATTGCCCTTATTCTCCGTTCTTGCCATTGAGGCTCAGGATAACGGATGAACCGATATTCAGTATCGTCAGTACACTTGTAGTGATAACCGTCTATTAAGAAGGCTATTTTGCTGGGATGTTCTGGTTCTCCCCAATGTAATTCCGACATGGCTCACATAGTATTGGGTTCGCTACCGCCCTACTCGGCCTTGGAGGACGTGGTGCATCGGGTGTGGGGTAGACGTACTTATACGCTCCGAAAAAGGCTATTTTTCGAAGAGCAGGGCCATTTTAACCGGGCACGGTAGCCAAACGCTCTGTATGTGCGCTTGGGGTTGAAGGTTAACGTCCACACGCGTTTGCCTTGGAGGCTCGCGTATGCATCGGGTGTGGTGATGTGGCCTATAGCGGGGAATGGGGAATATGTCCAGCCAAAAGAAAGACCCGGTGGGCTGCGGCTTCCTACCGGGTCTCTCAATGTGCCGTATCAGAGGGCGTCTGACGGCTGGTTCGTGAGGCAACATCTGCTTTGCGATCTAGGCCGTTGCGGGTAGCAGGCCGTAGAGCAAAGGCGGCTTTTGTGGTGGTAAGTTGTTGCTTCCACGTTCAGTCTGTATATAGTGTCGTTGAAGTTAAGTGTCAACAATAGTTTTGTTAAGATGCAAGCCAACGAATTACAATCTCTCATAGGTGATCCATTCCTGACACCTGCTACTCTAGCTATGAACCTGTGGCCAACAGGCACTAACAGGTGGATACCCGGTAAGCACCTTGTGTATGCATCACATCGTATTGCACACGCTATTCTTAAAGGTAATGGTCGCCTTATTTTAAGTATGCCTCCCCGTACGGGTAAATCCCGGTTGATCTCGGAAACTACTATTCCATGGTTCTTAGAGAAGTTCCCCGGATCAGACGTTATCCTAACCTCTTACAACTCGGATCAAGCAGAGAAGTTTGGTAGAGCAGCCCGTGATACTATGCTCAACCGTGAAGACTTGTTTAGCGTAAAAGTACGTAAGGATGTTAAACGAGTAGATCACTTCATGACCGTTGCAGGGTCAGAAGTCTACTTCCTTGGTATCAACTCCGGTGCGACTGGTAAGGGCGCACACTTGTTAATTGTGGATGACTACATCAAGGGCATTGAGGAGGCTATGTCTCCTGCACACCTTGAGAAGTTGTGGCTTAACTTCCTTGCTAACCTTGATACTCGTTTGGAACCGGGCGCTACAGTCATCATTGTTGCGACACGCTGGGCAACTCGTGACATCATTGGTAGAATCCTTTCTTCATCGTTCCGTGAAAAGTGGGAGTACATTGAATTTCCCGCTATAGCGTTAGAAGACGATATTCTTGGACGTAAGAAAGGTGACGCTCTATTCCCTGAGCGTTATCCACTGGAACGCTTGAATGAAATTAAGCAGGCTCGTACCGGCACGTTCCTTTGGGAAAGTCTGTATCAGCAACGTCCGATTGATGATATCTCAGCACTGACGAATGGTGAGTGGCTGAGAGTGGTAGAGCCACTTGGACACAACCACTTTACTTCTCTTAAAAAAGCTCGTGCATGGGATATGGCTGCGACTGAAGGTGGCGGCGACTTTACCGTTGGTGCCCTGCTTGGAAAGGAAGTAGATAGCTCACGTGGCTACATACTTGATGTCAGGCGTAAACAGATTTCTCCCCTGAAGATCGAAGAAGAGATACGTCGCACTGCTGAGTTCGATGGGACCACGGTGGATATCTTGATAGAGCAAGAACCGGGCTCGCAAGGTAAAGCATTGATCGAACACTATATGCGCAATGTCTTGCCTGAATTTAACGTTATCCCTGTTCCGGTAGGTGGCAAGAAGCAAGTTGCCCGTGTACAACCTGTCATTGCTGCTGTAGAGTATCAGCGTATTGTTGCACAGGAAGGTCCTTGGGTAGAACCTTTTAGACAGGAATTTGATGAGTACCCGCCAGCCACGAGTGGACATGATGACCAAGTTGTCGCCGTTGGTATTGCTTACAACCACTTATACGCCAACTTGGTAACTTCTCCTGTGTGGTGGACTGCTACTAACGGTACTGGCGGCTACTACAATGAAGAAGAGTCTTTCATAGCTAATAAAGTTAACAAGAATAAAGAAGCGCTAGTAAGCGGATGTGTCTGGTAAAGAGGTTATTCTATAGTGGCTGATAGTGACGAGAGTACCGGAAAAGTAATCCCTTTCCAGCGTATGATGGGTGTAATAGCCAAACGGTTCGACCTTGCTCAAAGGTTCGGCTCTATGTTTGGTGGAAAGCGCGACTTTTATAGGGAGTTGGGTTACGCAAATGAAGTGTCGTTTGAAGCTGCTATGCAGAAGTACAAACGGCAAGGTATCGTATCGCGTATCGTCAATACTTATCCAGATGCCGTTTGGTCTCAACCTCCTATCTATATAGGCAATGAGAAGCTGGACGAAGCATTGAATGGGCTGTTCGAGCTGGGCGGCAAAGACAATAAAAAGAAGAAGATTAAGGACGGTCTTGCTCAAACGGTTGGTATTTACCACTACATTAACCGAGCAGAACGACTTGCTGGATTAGGTAAGTATTCAGTAATGGTGCTTGGATTTGATGATGTCAAGGACACTCGGTCTATGGCACGTCCGGTAGGAGGTAAACCCGGACCTAAACCAAAGGGAGGAAACAAGACCAATCTTATCTATGTTCAAGTCTATGGTTATTCCAGTTGTAAGATCACGAAATTTACAGAAGACCCGTCCGATGAGAACTTTGGTCTCCCTGAGATATATACAGTACAGGTCAAGACTTCTGGTGGTCCTAGGAATGCTAAAGGCATCGATGTTCATCACACTAGAATACTGCACATAGCAGAAGGCTTGCTTGACGACGAAGTTGAAGGCTACCCAATCATTGAGCGTGTCTACAACGAATTGGATGACATTATAAAGGTTGCTGGTGGGGGAGCAGAAGCGGCTTGGCAGGCTTTCTATAAAGGACTTCAATTCGATCTTGATAAGGATATGCAGTTCACGGAAGATGACCGTGAGAAAATGGTGGATGAGATCGAGAAGTACTCCCATGGTCTGCAACGTCACATTCGCACACGCGGTATTAACATCAATGAACTTGGCGCAGACAATATTGATCCTACTGGTGCATTCAATGTCGTGGTATCTCTTATATCCACGGCCACTGGTATTCCCCAAAGGGTCTTCATTGGCTCTGAGCAAGGTAAGCTAGCTTCAGAACAAGATCGTTCCAACCTTGCTTCACGAGTGAGAGAAAGACGGGAACTACATTCTGAGCCCCGTGTACTACGTCCTCTTATTAGTAAGTTGCAATTTGCAGGCGCAGTGCCAAATGGTGCTTTTGAGATTGATTGGCCTGATCCATTCAATCTATCTCCATTGGAGCGCGGACAGACATCAGCGCAACAAGCTCGGTCGGCAGTTAACATCGCACGTACTATGAAGGAAATTCCTGACTTGCTAGATGGACATGAGGCACGAGATATAATATTTGCACGCGGCGGATTGAAGCCTCGATTGTCCACACAAGAGCGTGAGAAGAACACTGAAGTAGAAGTTCCGAGTGATCCCCCTCCTCAAGCCGAAGCACTTCCTCCTAAAGAAGACGGGAAAGACAAGAAGAAGGGGAAGAATAAAGTTGACGATAAAGCCAAAAGTGAGTAGTTTTCCACTACATGAGAATACTCAAAGGCACAGCTAGTGAAACCGTTGACACACGAGTGCTAAATGGCCGTAACTATTTGGTAGTTCCGGTTGTTGCACTTGTTGAAGGCGTTCGTCACTCCGGTAGCTCCGAGCATCCTGAGTTGGTACTTGCTGAAGCATTTGGCAAGTGGCCACAAACTTGGGACGGTCGGCCTGTAGTAGTTGACCATCCTCAAGCAGCAGACGGTTCGTTCTTGTCGGCGTCCGATCCTGAAGTACTTGAGAACTACCAGCTTGGCTACATTATGAACAGCCAAGTACAAGATGGCAAGCTAATTGTAGAGGCATGGATCGATTTGGGCCATGTTTCCAGTAGTGAAAGCGATGATATCACTAACATGTGGGAGAGATTGGACGCTGGGGAGACTATAGAAGTTTCTGTTGGTGCTATTGTGTACACTGACCCTAGCAAGGAAGGCAAGTACGAAGGTAAGCAATACAAGGGAGTTTGGGATATTGTGATCCCAGACCACCTTGCTATTCTAGCTACCGAGACCGGCGCTTGCTCTGTTGCGGACGGTTGCGGTACTTTCCGTACTGAAAGTTCGGGACTTACGGTATTCGAAGCAGAGCCGATTGCTCTAAGTCGTGGCCAAATGAAAGCAGCGAGAGTTTATATGTCTAATCAACGTAGACTGAAGAGAAAAGGTAGAAGCAACAGGGGATTGCAGGGCGACCCGAAAACTGTAAAGTCATCAGACGGGGGATGTCAGTGCGATGGGGCTTGTTCTTGTTCGGCGGAACAGGACGAACCGGCAACTGTGCTGGCTGCGGAAGCAGAAACGGAAGCGGAACTTTCACGTCACAGAGAGTTCGCAGCCCGTTTCTGCTTTTCCGATGGTCTCTACAATACTGACATTCACAGTCTACTTTCATACGCTATTCGAGAAGATAATTCCGAAGCTTATCTTCTTGCGTACAATGACACTTACGTCGTCTATGACACTTGGGTTCCGGGTAAGGGCTACAAACTCTATCGTGAAGAATATGTAGCTGATGGCGACAACGCAGTCTTGTTGTCTGGCGATCCTGAAGAAGTTGCCTTCCGAACCGAGCTTGTTCCACTCAGCAAGAAATCCAAATCCACTGATGGTGGAGAAAATAAGGACAAGAATATGAGCAAAAAAACAGACACCGGCGGCACTGACGGTGACGCTTTGGAAGTATCTTCGACCGAAGAACTTCTGGAGCGTGTTGGTGTTAATAGCGAAATTGGGAAGCAACTCGCTTCTGCCCTTGCGCTTGCCGATAAAGCTAAGACTGATGCAGTCGCCAAAATTATGTCAGCGCCGGGCAACAAGTTCACTGAAGAACAATTGCAAGGTATGGACATCGAAGTTCTTGACAACATGACAGCACTTTTGGGTGACACCACTGAAGCTAATGACGATGAGGACGACGCTGAAAGTCGTGACCTATCTGGACAGCCCGAACCTAAGAATTACGGTGCACGTCCCGGTGGAAAGAAATTGAGTGGAGATGGGAACATGGCTCCTGCACCGCCGAACGTATTTGGAGACAGTAAAGCCGCGTAACTCGACGGTTTAACCTCCACTTGACGGGGCTGGTGTCGAGTACGGAGCGATAAAGGAATAAAGGAATTTTGAATATGTCAACTCCACGTACTATTATTGCTGTAAGCACTGGCGTCCGTCGTGAAGCCGAAGCTGCCGGAGTAATAACACCGGGCGATCTAGTCAGTCTCGATACGACTGGTAAGGCCGTCCGTCATGCAACTGCTAGTGCCAAAGCTACGCCTCAGTTCGCTATTGAAAACGAAATCTTCGGTAACGGCGTTTACAATGACGGTGTACTTCAGTCCTACGCGGTTGGTGATCGTGTCTTAACGGAAGTCATGCATCCCGGAAACGAAGTCTATGGCACATTGGCTGCTTCTGCCGCTGCCATTGTCATTAATGACCCTCTGGAAAGTGCTGGCGATGGTACTTTACGGAAGGCTTCTGCTGAAACGGCTGCTGGTGTGATCGCACGAGCCGCTGAAGCAGTGGACAACTCTGGTGGTGGATCGAAAGTTCACATCCGAGTAGCTATTACTTAATAACTAGACCACATCACACACTAGTACAGTTTGAAAGGACAGGGGGACATTTAATGCCCGTCGATTTAATCACAGCACAAGGCGATGGCAACGGACTTAATTTCGCGGCACATTGAGACCTTGCACAACGCTTCCTTGCTTCCGGCATGGACACGGGAGCACTTCGCACTCTTTCGGTACTTCGCCGTGATGAGTGGGAGGAATATGATAGGGCCGTAGTACAAGTTGCTCAAGAACGGTTCTCTATCATCTCGGATTTGATGGGCGCTGGCCTTAAGTACTCTCTTGGCAACGCTATGGGCACTATGCAATTGACATGGGACCGTATTTCCGACATGGACCCCGCGCAAGTGGACATGACGGCGGAAGCAGCAGACATTAGGGATCGTCTGACTTACGAACAAGACAGTATCCCGATCCCGATTGTTCATAAGGGTTTCCGCCTCAACCTTCGTCACTTGGAAGCCTCACGTCGTCAGGGACTTCCACTTGATACAGAGCACGCCAATGTTGCTACACGTATCGTGGTTGAGACCATTGAGGACTTGGCTGTTAAGGGATCGTTCAACACTGGTACTGGCGGGGCTGGCTCTCTTTACGGTCTCACGAACTATCCACACCGGAATGCTTTCACTCTCTGTGGTGCATGGACCGGTCGGACTGCTGTGCAAATCAAGGACGATGTTCTTGGTATGATGCAGGCCGCTCGTGACGACTTCCAGTATGGGCCGTACTATCTGTACATCCCTGATAACTACCAACAGCGTATGGATGACGACTACGATACGACAACTGCAACTGGACGGACCATTCGGGAACGTCTGATGAAGATTGAAGGTTTGTCAGCTATTAAGACGAACTACTACCTGCCCGCTAACACTGTGATTTTGGTCCAAATGACTTCTGATGTAATTCAGGTCATCGACGGTATTCAGCCACGTCTGGTTGAGTGGAAGTCACACGGCGGCTTCGTTTACGAGTACGTTGTCATGGCTATCATGCCGATCCGTATTAAGCGTGACGGCGAAGATCACAACGGTATCGTTCATGGCTCTGCGTAAAGCAGGGTCGTAACGGCTACCTATTCATTATTGTTGAGTAAGGAGAATGAAGAATGGTTGAGACAGTCGAGGCCACAGTAGTTCGCGGTAAGTTCCATGAGGCCCAATCTGATGGCTCTCGACGCTGTGTTCGCCCAAATTCGGAGAACCCGAACGTTAGGGTAACTCCTAGTCAATTAGTTGCCTTCAAAAGCATCCTTGTTCCTACCAATGTTGCTAAGGCTCAGGCTGATGCGCAGAAGCAGATGGAACAAGCCATGGCTGAAGTAGAGAAGGTGCAAGAACAAGCTGCTGCGAAGACGGTAGAGGTCGAAGAGAAGGTTGTGAAAGAAGTTGAGAAGGAAGCGGCCAAACAGAAAGGTGATCGCGCTCCTAAAAAGTAACAACGGCCAGTTTGTGACTTAGATACGGAGAATGAAATGGCTGTAGACCTTTCTCAACTCAAAACTCTCACTCAGTACAAAGGTGCTGAGACCGACTTGCAATTGTTTGCGACTGAAGGCCAAGCTACAGTAGATGGGTACGCTGTTGAGTTCGGTGAGATTTCGCAAGCAACGCAAGATCGGATCGCACTCTATTTGGCTGGTCACTTCTACGTCGTCTCTATGGAAACAGGTGGCAAGTCTTACAAGAAGACAGGTGAGAGTGAAGAACGCTACCGTGTTCCTGCATCGGATAAGGTTGGGTTTCAGAGTACCCGATTTGGTCAACAAGCTTGCGCATTGGACGCTACAGGCACCTTGATTACAGCCTCTATGTCAACTTCTGGTCGTGCTGAATTTGTAGTACTCAACTCATCCGAGCGCTCAAGTACGAATGGATACTAAGTCGTGACATTCGGACTGGATTATCCACAAAAAGCTACTTACTGGGAACGTTCTGTAGATGACGCTTATGGAGGGTATAGTTACGGTACACCTGAAATTATAGATGTAAGGTGGGAAGAGCGTGAAGAAGAAGTAGTAAGTGGTGGCGGAGAACTAGTACGTTCTCATGCAGTAGTATGGTCGCAGAACAGGTTACTTGAAGGAGGCTATTTGTTCCTTGGAGAAACTACCGAAACCGATCCTACGAAGGTCGTGGACGTTAATGGGAAAGAAGTCGCATACCCAATTCGCCGCATTCGTTCCATACCCTCGCTTGATGCAAATGAATTTGAGAATGTTTCGTTCCTATAGAGGGCAGTTAAGTGGCAAGTCGAAAAAGGAGCGGTCCAGACGGTGTTAATAGAAAGCGCGTAGGCGCTAGAATTGGACCATTTTCCAGAAGCACTTTAACGAGAGTTCGTAACCGTCGAACGGGCCAGTTCCGTCAGGTTCCTAAGAACGGATCGTTCGATGCTTCTCAAGAAGAACCGCTTGTACCTGAAGCGTTTCGGTTCAACTCAGTTGGCCGATTTTACGATATAAGTAAGGGACAAGGCAAAGACTTTGTTCGTGAACTTAATCGCTTCGTATCTCACTTAGGTAACCAAGGTGGACGTATAGCTTACGAAGCTCTACGACCTACTTTCCAAATTTCACAACTTTACGTTCCTGTAGAAACCGGTGCTCTGAAAAAGAGTGGTAATTTATCTATGGTAGAACGGTTCGGTATTACAGTAGCCGAAATTACTTACGCTAAAAACGGTCGTCCGTTCTACGCAAACTTCGTACACGAGATTTCGGAATATTCTCATATAGCTCCTACCAGAGCCAAGTTTCTCGAAGCTGCTGTTCGACAGGACATGGAGAATATTAAAGAACGGGTTATAAAGGGAGCCAAAATGGCAATGGGCGTTGAGAACGCAGGTAAAAGTAGATCGGTCTGATGGCGTCACCTAGTGAAGGTATTAAAGATCTGATGGTTACTGGAGGGGTAGGAAGTTTTGGCTCCGAAACCGGCTGGGCAATCCGTATATCTCGCCAGAAGGACAAGCCGGATAGTCTAGTGACTATCTACGATACGGCGGGACTGGTTCCTGAGCCCGGTTTGGACATAAACCGTCCCGGCATACAATTACTGGTAAGAGGCGATCAGAACGGCTATAAAGCCACGTATGCGAAGTGTGAAGAGATCAGAGACTTACTTCTCGGATTGCCATCTCAAACGATCAACGGCGATCTTTGGGCTTCCGTTGTAATGACTTCTGATATAATCTTCCTTGGATATGATGAGAAGGATAGGCCAGAATTTTCGTTGAACTTCCAACTTATTATTCACCAAGGAGATTTGTCAAATTCACACCGAGAGAGTTGCTAATTAATTACTAGCTAGTTCCTCGGTAGAGTAGCAAGAGAGTGACGTTGTAGAGACTTAGGGTCTCTTAGTTACTTTCGAGTAAACGTGGACGCCAATTTGTGAACAGGGGGATACCTCATGGCGAAGAAGATCAGAATTGCGCCCGAAGGGACTACGACATGGGCCACCCTTCCGGGCAGTTCCGGTGACTTTGGCATTACTGCCGAAACTCTGGACGATACCATCTTTGGTCAAGAGTACAAGTCGGAACAACCCGACATTCTTACGTGGACGATTTCCACGAACGCGATTTACAAAGGCTTTGGTGGCTACCAAGCCGTTATCAAGAAGACCGGCTCGGCACAAGCCTTTACAACTGAGGCTATGTCACAAGAGGCTGGGCAAATCTACCGTATTGACGATGCTACTAAAGAAATTTGGGATGTGACCGCAGCTATTACGGTATTCGACAATGCGGTTGACCAAACTGCTGAAGTAGAAAGTATCGACTATCTTTACGGTCGGGTCACTTTCAAGAACACCTACACAGTTACTGGCCCTGTCACAGTTACAGGCTCGTCTCTACCGTCAACACAAATCTGCTCGATGAACACGTTCACTCTGTCCCAACAAGCGGAGACAAATGACGTAACCGATTTGTGTGTTGCGCAATCTAATGGCGGCTTCCGACAATACGAAACAGGTCTCCGTTCCGTGTCGCTGGAACTCTCAGGCTTCTACAAGTTGTCCAATGATTTCCTCAACACGCTCAAGGCGCGTGAACTGGTTATCATTGAGTTAAACCCGGATGGTAACGATAAGTCCAAAGGTCGTGGCTTCTTCAAACCTACGGCGAACTCGCAGAGCGGGAACGTCGGAGCGACCGAAGAGGAGAGCATTACCTATACGCTCAACGTGCCTGATAAAGATGACCGTCTCTCTTATCCATTCTCTTGGGATCACGTCATCGACACGACGCTCAACACTGCCGTACAGACCTTGCTGACTGCTTGGCAGCAAGGCGATGGTATTGAGGTTCGTTATCTTGAAGACGGCGTAACAGGCAAACAAGGATCAGCTATTCCAACTGACCTTTCGTTGAGTGGTGGTCTTGGTTCACTATCACAATTTACCGTCAACCTCCAAGGGAGCGGTGGCATAACCGTAATTTAATCCGAAAGAGGAAAATGACTTACAAGAGTAGTGTTGATCCTCCCAGTAGTAGAGGTAGGAAAATAGCACAAGCGATCTTCGATAAGGGGGAAGCTAGTAAAAAACCAATACTTAAAGAGATCGATGGAGTTTTTGTCCCTGTCCCACCAGATTGTGTTCTCACGCTAGCACAATGTTTTGAACTCTGGGACAAGTACGGAGATGAATGGTACAAAGTAGCCGAGGAGTACAAAGAGTATGTCAGAGAAAGAACAGGACGAAGCCGGAACTACAGGCCCAGTGGTCCAGTCACCGACGCAGAAACGAAATAGCAGCGGTGCAGGTAAGGGAAGGGCGCTAACGGCGGCTGACCTTATGGCCGAACAGAATGGTGGTACTGCACAATTCGATCCTTCAAATGTCAGTGGGGACAGTCAAGTAAGCGCTGCGGCGCTCGTAGCAAGGCAGGGACAGCCGGGTAACGTCGTGCCTGTTGCACAAGCGTCTGTTCCTCCCCACGCTAATGGTGGTGGTAATATCGCCGCGAATATGCGCGCTGCGATCTTCTCAGGTGCCAACAAGCAACTGAAGAAGAAGGTCATTCGCTTCTTTGGTCAGGACATCGAAATTCGTCAGCAGACACTTGGCGCTATTTCCGAATTGGCAGCAGAAGAAGACGACGGTGACAAGCAGTTATCATTGGTTAAGACTATCATTCGCTACGCCTATGTTCCGGGCACGAATGAGAAAGTTTTCGGTATTGAACATACCGAGGAACTTATGTCTCTTCCGTTTGGTGATGATTTTGACCGACTTTCTGATACCATACGTGACCTTACGAAAGTGTCTGTTAAGGATCAGGAAAAAAACTCCGGCACAACCCAGGCCGCATAAACGTTCTAGCGGTCTGTGAGTTATTAGGCAAATTCGAGTGGGAGGTAATGGATACGGTTGGACCCGAAGAGTTTGCTAGGTACTTAGCCTACATCAGGATAAAGAACGAAGCACATAAACAGAAGTAACTGGTGTAATTTACTAATACCACTACTACGGGACCGGGGGACATGGCGTCAGAAACCATCATAGCTAATTTGAAGGCCGTACTTAATGTCGGCATGGAAGATAGCGCTCGTGGTATTAAAGAAGCCGAGTTTCGTATTGACGCCTTCTCCAAAAAGATGGAGGAGGCAGTCAAGCGCATGAACGATAGTTCAAGCAACCTTCTTGGTAACAGAGGAGATCGCTTGAAAGTTCAAGAGTTTGAGAATACTTTCCAAGCTATACAGCGAGTTACTTCTGAAGTTGGCGCACTTCAGAGGGAACTTGTTGCTGCCGGTCGTCCACAACGAGAGCTTCGCCAATTAGCGGAAGCCTATCGTAAAACAGTTTCGCAATTGCTGCCTCTGGATAAGAAGCATTCCGAGGAACTTGCTAGACAGATGGGCATGAGTAAAGCCGCCTTCAATGTAGAAGGCGTAGTGTCCAAGAAAAAAGCTGTAAAGAACTTAGCAAAGGAGATGGAACAGCTTCGGCTAAATATGCAGTCGGTAACTAACGTGGAGGGTGATATCTCTCCACAGGAGATAGAGCGGCAGCTTGCTATCATACGAAAGGTTAAGGCGAACGAAGCCTTGCAGTCTGAACGTGTGGCCGTCGAGACGCAACAACGCATCACTAAAGTTAATCAGGATGCGGCTGAGCGACAGGTTGTAGCCACGAAGAATGCACAGTCACGCAAAATACAGGCGATACAAGACACTGGACGCAAAGAGATACAGGCCATTACGGAGTTAGCTCGTGCTCGTGCTGCAGCTATCGAAGAAGAAGCTGCACGTAAAATTGCAGCTACCAAATTGTCTAGCAAGGCACAAGAAACGGCCATTAATGAGGAGTTCGATAATGAACTCGCGTTGATCCAGAAGATGGGGAGAGTGAAGCGTACTGCTGCACAACAAGCGGCTCTTGCAGCTAATGAAGAGATTAAGGCCAAGATTAGAAAGACCCGGCTTACTGAAGCTGAAGCTGATGCTGAGTTACGCTTGAAGAAAGCTAAGTTAGAGACAGGTACTACCAGAAAGCTAGCTCGCGAAGCTGAGATGCAACAGAAGATCAACCTTGGTCTTCAACAGCAACAAGCTGCTTACAAGAAGGTACAAACGGAGGTCTCCCGACTTGAGAAGTTGCAAACCAAGTTGGCAAAAGAAGCAGAACGTGCGCAGAAAGCCCTTAGTTCCAAGGGTATCAAGGATGCAGCTACGTCAGCTACAGATTTGACTGCATCCATACGCAACCTGTCCAGCGCGACCGTTTTGGCAGTTGGTCCTCTATCCGGTATTGGCGCACGACTTACTGCTCTGACTGCTATTGCCGGTCGCGCTGACCTAAAAATGGCTCTCCTGTTTGCTACTATTTCAGGTGGTGTTGCGATCCTTGCCAAACTGGCAAAAGAAGCAATCCGTGTGGCTAAAGAACTCGATCAAGTAGAACGTCTCCTCGGGTTTGTTGATAAGGGAGGACGTGAACAAGGAGAGACCTTTAAGTTTCTTGCCAAGCAAGCTGACTTGTATGGTCTAGCATTGAGTAAGATCGCACGACCGTTTGCCAAGTTCGCGTTCGCTACGCGTGCTGCCGGTATAGAGGGACGTAGATTTCAACGCATGGTGGAGGATATATCCGCTGTATCAGGTGCATTTGGTCTACCGACTGATGAAGTCGCCGGTATTGTCAAAGCACTTGAACAGATGCTCTCAAAAGGTCGTGTATTCGCTGAAGAGCTTCGTCAGCAATTGGGTGACAGACTTCCCGGTGCTGCACTAGCCGCACTGCGTACCTACCGCAAGATGCTTGGCGATATGAACATCTCCATGGGCCAATTCGTCAAGGACATGCAGAAGGGTTTAATCGATGCTACCAAGTTCGTTCCAGCGTTCACGCGCGAACTACGAGATATGTTTGGTGTCGAAACAGGCAGAGCAGTCAACACACTGTCAGCAGCATATTCCCGTCTTTCAACCAACTTCGACCTGTTCGTTCGTGATCTGGACAAGTCACTTGGTTTCACTGAAGAACTTAAGAACCTGTTCAATGATACTAGTGCGGCTCTCCGTGTTCTACGTGGGAATACTGAAGGTTTTGCTAAAGCAATGAAGTTGTTGTTCTCCGTTCTTTCGCTACTCGGAGGACTTAAACTTGTATCGTGGTTGGCTGTGTCAGCTTCAAAGGCACGTGCTGCTGGCGAAGCTATCGGCAAGTTGGGTATTGCGTGGAGAGCACTTGTTGGCGTGATCGGGTCAGCAGTTGCTATTGTCGGTGGTAAGGGCCTGATTGACCGCATTTTTGGTACAGGCAGCGAGAGCGCAGACGCAGCCAAGCGTGCACAGAAAGCAGTTGACCATATTACTCAATCGATCCGTGGTTCTACCAAAGAGTTCGATCTAAGTGGTGCACTATTTGGTAATGAAGCTTCAATCCGTAAAGAACTGGACCGTATGGTCACGGTGTTCAAGAAGGATCTTGAAAGTGGAATTGTTATCCGTCCGTCCGTTGATCCTGATGCTCTAATTGATAGCGTCACGTCACAGATCACCGGGCCACAAGACAAGATCACATCCGCCTTTAACAAAGCGCTAAAGAGTGCACAACGCTTCCTGTCTCAGAGTTCACGCCCTGCGTCAGTAGATAAGTGGACAAGAGAAGTTAATCGTTTGAAGACAGGGTTGAAGAAGCACCTAGATCAAGTAGAGCGCACGAATGCTCCATACGATGCATGGAGAGAACGCATACTCAAGGTCTCCGATCAGATGGCCAAGCTGGATGAGAAGACAAAAGCCACTGCACAAGCTATGACGTTCTGGGGTAGTGTGGTACAGTTCCTTATCGGTAACGCTGATACGCTGGTCAATATCTTGTCGACAGTCGTAGCAGGTATTGCCGCACTACAAATCAGCACGGTCGTGCTTGGCTTTACGAGATGGGGGCAGACCATGACTGGCCTCATAGGCAAGATGGGGCGCTTCAAGAAAGCGCTCGGTCTGGTCGGCTTGGCGTTAACAGGTGTAGCTGCCGCACTTGCATTCTTCTCTTCTGAGGCCAAGGCAGCGATCAAGGATACGGATGATCTGACTGCTCGTATCGACGCGTTCTTCAAAGCGTTCGAACAGTCAGGACAAGTGTCACTACAATCTACTTCACGGATTATTGAGGATATTAAAGCACAACGTGACGCTAACAAGCGGTTGATTGATGACCTAGTTACTCAAATTGTTAGATACAAAGCGGCTGTCAAACAAAACGCTACTAACATGTACGAACCTATACTAACTCAAATTCGTAAGAATGTAGGTAATTTGTTCAATATCAGAAATGTTCAGGATGCAGTAAAAGCACTTGATACATTGAAGTCTAAAAATTCCGAGTTGGCAATAGATTTGTCTCGTGCTGCTGGTTTGTATAATACATTGCTGCGAAAGATTGGCGATGCTGACCGCGCGCTACTTCGTAGTGGCCGAGGAGGAGAAGGTGCTAAAGTCTACGTTAATTTGCTTGACAAAATTGAACGGGTTAATCAAGAACTCTTCGATGTGCGTAATTCAACTTCTAGTGCTGAAATATACTTCAGGAAATTAGGTGAAGAAGGGCAAGCATTATCACTAAAGCTGCGAAAAGTAGGTCTTACTGCTGAAGTGGTATCAGTAAAGATAGCTGAATTAGAAGCAGCACAGAGAGCTTTGTTCCAAGAGAAGGCTGCTAATAGCGCAAATACTGCTCTGGAAACCTTACGTGCACGATATGAAGCATTCTCACAAGGACAATTAGCTGTGTTCGATAAACAACAGCGAATTAATAGAGAAGTAGAAAAGTTCCGCGTTGAACTTGAAAATGCTGGTCGGCCTATGAGCGAGATCACTGCTAAGACAGAAGAATATAAAACAAAGTTGGAAGCACTAAGTGTATCTACGAAGAAGGTTTCCGCTTCTACTAAAGAAGTCAAAACTGATTTAGATAAGTTGGATAAGCAAATAAAGGACAAGATAATTGGAGCAGTAGACGGATTTGCGGATAGTATTGCGGGCTTGGCAGTAGAAGGTGATCTAACATTCGGTTCATTTGGGGATGCGTTCAAAAGCATGGCAAAATCTATAATCAAAGACATACTCGCCATGATTATAAAGTTCAATGTTCTCCGTCCCCTTATGCAAGGCGTGTTCGGATTTGGACAAACCAGTGCTTCTAATAGTGGTACGGGCGGCTTTTTAGGAGGTGCGTTCAGTAATTTATTCAGCAATGCAGTTGGTCCCGGCCCTGTTAAAGCGTTTGCTAAAGGTGGAGTAGTGAACAGAGATACGCCATTCTCATTCAATGGCGGTAAAGCCGGAGTATTCGGTGAAGCTGGATCAGAAGCGATTATTCCCCTGAAGCGAAAAGGGGGAGTTCTAGGCATTGCTGACAATGATGGCCCTGACAAAGGAGGTATGGTACAAATAAACTTCAACGTTACAGCTACGGATGCACAGAGCTTCCAGAAATCAGAAGGACAGGTATCAGCAATGTTGAGTAGGGCAGTAGGCCGTGGTCGCCGAAACATGTAGCGGTGTAGTATCACGACATGTCAGTGTTTCATGAAACCAGATTTCCAGACAAGATTGCACGCGGCGCTCAGGGAGGACCAGAGCGGCGAACGGATATTGTTGCCATGTCGTCTGGCTTTGAAGAACGTAATCAGCGATGGGCACATTCCAAGCGGACCTATGATGTAGGATACGGCGTAAAAAATGTGTCCGAACTGTTCGAAATATTGGAGTTCTTTGAAGAGAGACGTGGACAACTTCATGGGTTTCGCTTTAAGGACTTCATGGATTATAACTCAACTAATCCTAAGAACGCTTTGTCACTTGACGATCAAGTCATAGCAGCCGGAGATGGTTCTACAACTGATTTCCAAGTCTACAAGACTTACGGTTCCGTTTATTCTCCCTACGTTCGAGAAATAAAGAAACTGGTGTCGGGAACTTTGCTGGTTGGTGTGAACGGTTTGCTTCAAACTATCACAACCGATTACACAGTGGACTTGGACACCGGTATTGTCACATTCAACTTTGCTCCTGCGAACGGAGCCGTAATTTCGTGTGGCTACGAATTTGATGTGCCTGTCCGGTTCGCCGATGAGCGTATTGTCTACAGCCTTGATAGTTGTGAACACGGCCAGTTCCCGAACATCAAGGTCATGGAGATCAGGATTTAGACTAATGGTCAGAAGTATACAAACTGCACTGCAAAACCACTTAGATACTGGTGTCACAACGCTAGCTTGGTGCTGGCGTGTGACTAGAACAGATGGAGTGAAACTTGGCTTCACAGACCATGATGAGGACATTTCTTTGCTCGGTACTTCTTTCGAAGCATCGAGTGGCATCACTGCCTCGGAAGTCGAGAGCACCATAGGTTTGAATGTTGACAATCTGGATATTGAAGGAGCTATTCAGTCAGATCGTTTATCAGAAGATGAAATTGCTGCTGGCTTGTACGATAATGCGTTTGTTGAAATCTACCGAATTAACTGGATCGATCCTACGCAGTACTTGTTAGTGAAGACGGGAAACATGGGCGAACTCAAACGGACACAAAAGATGTTCGTTGCAGAGATGCGTGGTCTTGCCCATGAACTTCAACAGGAAAGAGGACGTTTATTTCAGTATTCGTGCGATGCTGATTTAGGAGATGAACGTTGTAAAGTTGATTTGTCCTCAGCTACCTTCACAGGTAATGGTACAGTAGACGTTGTGTCTAATAATTCTAGTTTCAAAGCTACTGGACTAGATGTCTACAATCAGTCTTGGTTTACACATGGACTAGTGAAGTGGACCAGTGGTCCAAATCTCAACAGGTACATGGAAGTTAAGTCACATCTGAAGAATGAACTTGGGGAGGTTATAGTTGTACTTTGGCAGTCTATGCCTTTTGAAGTTCAAGTAGGGCACACGTTCGACATCATTGCAGGGTGTGACAAACAACCACAAACTTGCAGGGACAAGTTCTCTAACACGATAAACTATCAAGGCTTTCCCTCTATGCCGGGAAATGACTTTATTACTCAATATCCGATACGTGATGATCCTAAAAATGACGGAGGTATTTTCTGATGGTTGAAGTTGCAATACAAAAACAAGTCAAGACGGAATACGTTGGACCAAAATACAAACCCAATGAGTTCCAGATCACACGCGCACAAATCGTCCAAAACGTTCGTGAATGGATCGGCACACCATATCATCATCAAGAGACAGTAAAAGGCGTGGGCTGTGATTGTCTCGGCCTTATTCGTGGTGTCTGGCGTGATCTTTACGTAAACGAACCGGAAGTACCAATCCGATATTCTCAGAATTGGATGGAAAGCCGTAACAAAGAGATCATGTATGACTTAGCATGTAAGCACATGGTGTTAAAAGAGGATATTGAGGCTCGCGCTCCCGGTGATATCCTATTGTTCCGAATGAACCGTGATGGTGTCGCTAAACACACTGGTATTCTGACTAAACGTGATACTGACATGGAAGTCGAGTGCATGGTACATTCGCAAGAAGGTATAAATTGTACCGAAGTAGACCTTAACGAATGGTGGCAGAAACGTATCACAGCAGTGTTTGAGTACCCATGCATTGTTGAGTTGAGCACGCAGGAGAGACAATTATAAATGGCTACTATTGCACTAGCAGCAGTTGGCGCGGCAGTTGGTAGCGCCGTCCTTCCCGGTGTCGCGTTCGCCGGGGTTGCTGTTGGTGCGGCTGTAGGTCGGGTCGTCGGCTCACTAGTTGGTGCCTATATCGATAACATGCTTTTTAGCTCCAGCGGTCAAACACAAGTGGTTGAGGGTCCACGGCTCACGGACCTTAATGTTACGTCGTCTTCTGAAGGCTCCCCTATTCCTCGCATCTATGGCCGTGCACGTATCGGTGGTCAAATGATTTGGGCTACCCGCTATGATGAAGTCGTCACACGCAAAACGAGTGGTGGTGGCGGAGGAGGCGGCGGCGGAGGTAAAGGCTTCGGGGGCGGAGGTGGCGGAGGAGATGTTACGCAAATCACATACGACTACTACGCCAATTTTGCAGTAGGACTTTGTGAAGGTAAGATAACTCGCGTTGGTCGTATATGGGCAGATGGTAAGGAACTTAAACAATCCAACCATAACTTCCGTGTTTACAAAGGTAAAGGCAATCAGTCACGTGATAGTTTAATATCTGGCAAGCAAGGAACAGATAACACTCCGAGCTATAGAAATACGGCCTACGTAGTTTTTGAACGTATGCATTTGGTAGACTTTGGGAACCGTATACCTAACTTGACGTTCGAAGTGTTTCGCGCAGTTGATGAGTTCGAAGAAGTTGTTCGTGCAGTTAACATTATTCCTGCATCTGGTGAGTTCGCTTACGATACAACTGAGGTTACAACTGAGAAACAACTTGCCGACAGTAACGGTAGTTTCAGTGGTGTGACTGTAGCAGAGAACGTCCATTCGTACCTTGACGGTACTGACTGGACTGTCTCTACGGATCAGCTTGAAGACACACTGGACAACTTGGAAGCTAGTTCAATCATTGTATCGTGGTTTGGCAATGATCTTCGTATAGGTAATTGTTACATTAAGCCCGGTACTGATGATCCAGACAAGGTAACTTCTCCTTATCAATGGGAAGTTTCTGGCCTCAGTCGTTCACAAGCGCACTTAATATCTAACTATGAAGGTCGCCCTTCTTATGGCGGTACTCCTGCGGACATATCGGTCTTACATGCTATACAGGACACGGTAGCGCGCGGTATTCGTTGCACTTTATATCCCTTCATTCTCATGGACATTCCACACGGTAACTCACTTCCTGATCCGTACAGTAGTGCTACATCACAATCGCCATATCCTTGGAGAGGAAGGATAACTTGCTACCCTGCTCCTGACCAACCGGGTACAGTAGATAAGACGGCTGCTTGTCAAACTCAGGTAGACGCATTCATAGGCACGGCTGCGGTATCTGACTTCTCGATAAGCGGAGAAACTGTCATATACACCGGACCTGCTGAGTTCTCTTATCGCCGAATGATCTTGCACTACGCACATCTGTGTAAGGCAGCAGGCGGTGTGGATGCGTTCCTAATTGGGACAGAAATGCGAGGGTGCTCGTGGCTCCGTGATAGCGCAAGTACGTACCCATTCGTGGACGCTCTTGTGCAACTAGCAACGGACGTTAAATCAGTTGTCGGTGCTGGAACAAAAGTCACTTATGCCGCTGACTGGTCGGAATACTTTGGGCACCAACCGAGCGATGGATCAAACGACGTTTACTTTCACCTTGACCCTTTGTGGTCAAACCCAAATGTCGATATGATCGGCATTGACTGTTACTGGCCACTGTCTGACTGGCGTGACGGTCTTGAACACTTGGATGCTCAGGCAGGAACGGATGGTATCTATGACATTGAATACCTCAAAGGAAACATCTTCGGAGGAGAAGGGTACGACTGGTATTATGCGAGTACTTCAGACCGGGAAACGCAAACTCGGACGAATATTACGGATGGTGCCGGGAAACCGTGGGTCTTCCGGTTCAAAGACATTAGAAACTGGTGGTCAAACCAGCACTACAACCGACCGGGAGGAGTAGAGGGTGGTTCCTCTACTGCTTGGGTGCCTGAAAGTAAGCCTTTCTGGCTTACTGAAACAGGTTGCCCGGCAGTAGATAAAGGCACAAACCAACCTAACGTCTTTTATGACCCGAAAAGTTCTGAGAGCTTATTTCCTTACTTCTCGAACGGCACACGTGATGACTATATTCAACGTCGTTACGTGCAAGCCATGTACAACTTCTTCGATCCCACTCATGAGGATTATGTAGCTGGAAGTAATTTAACATCATCGGTCTACTCTGGCTACATGGTCGATATTGCAAACATTTTCGTTTATACATGGGATGCTCGACCATATCCTCAATTTCCATTTGACCAGAACACATGGGGGGATGGCCCGAACTGGCAGCTTGGTCATTGGCTCACAGGTCGATTAGCCAATGGACCGCTAGCTACGGTCGTCTCTGCAATCCTCACTGACTATGATTTCACAAAATTCACTATTGATGGTCTCAGTGGTGTCATTGACGGTTACGTTATCGAACGCGTCATGTCGGCACGTCAGGCATTACAGCCGTTAGAACTTGCGTTCTTTTTCGATAGTTATGAGAGCGAAGGGAAGATTAAGTTCCGCTCTCGTGGATACCGTGGTGTAACTATAGAACTAAACGAAGACGACTTGGTAGAAGACAATGCGGGTTCCGACTTGTACTCTTTGTCGCGTGCGCAAGAGACTGAGCTACCGGAACGTGTTAATGTAACTTACTTTGATGGTGACAATGATTATCAGTCAGGGTCCGTCGAAAGTAGTAGACAACATGTGCAGTCCTTACGTAAGAGCACGGCAAATCTTCCTATCATCATGGATCAGCAGCGCGCAAAGCGTGTAGCTGATGGTATGCTCTGGGAAGCCTATGCGTCTCGGGAAAAGATGTCTACAGGTTTGCCCCCTTCTCTCATGTCACTAGAACCGACTGATGTAATGAAGTTGGTTCTGAACGGAGGACGTTCGTTCGACTTCCGTATTAACAGGATAGCGGATAGTTCCATTCGTAGAATAGAAGCACTGAGTATCGACACATCAGCTTATGTCCCCGCTGAAACTAGTGTCCGTGAAGTAATTCTGCCTCCACCAATTGTTATTGGTTCCGCCGTTTTCTACTTCATGGATTTGCCTTTACTAACTAATGGGTACAATGAAGATGCAGGTTATATAGCAACGTTCAAGGAACCTTGGACAGGAGGGGTTAATCTATACAGATCGTTCCCCGGAGGTTCCTACGAACTTAACAGTACAATAATAGGTCAGTCCTTAATTGGTGTGACTAATACGGATTTCTACTCTGGGCCTACTTATGTATGGGATGATGTTACCGAATTGTGGGTGACGTTGAGTTACGGAGAACTCTCAAGTTCGGAAGATATAGATGTACTAGGAGGAGCTAATGCATGTGCTGTACAAAATGCTGATGGTCATTGGGAAATTTTCCAATTCGCCGTAGCGGAACTTGTAGGAGAGAATAAATACAAGTTATCAAGACTGCTCAGAGGGAAGCGCGGGAGTGAACACCAAATGCGTGATCCTATCAGTGCAGGAGCAAAGTTTGTGTTCTTTGACGGCTCTATAACGCAGCCCAACATGAATATAGATGACTGGAGTACTAGCTATGATTGGCGATACGGTCCTCGTGGCTTCTCTATCGATCATTATTCATATAGACAAGAGAGCTTCGCATTCGAGGGAATTGGAACAAAACCCTATTCAGTAGTACATCCTTCTATTACTAAGAATGGAACTGATTTCTTAATGAACTGGATACGCAGAACTAGAATTAACGGGGATAGCTGGGACTTAGAAGAAGTCCCTCTTAACGAGTTCGAGGAAAAGTACGAAATAGATGTGTACAATGACAGTGATGTGGTAGTTCGTACAATAACTGCATATGAACCGAACTTCACTTATACTGAAGCTATGAGAATAGAAGACTACGGATACGACAAGACTAATCCTACCTTAGACATATATCAAATTTCTGAAAAATATGGTCGAGGATACGGTAATAAGTCCACGTTGACTGTGACTAAAGTTATCCCGTAGTATACTCACATGGGTAAACGAAAACAGATATCTACAGAACAATTAGAGCAACTTCGTCTTGACTATGAGGGAGACGAATTGTCTGCACAAGAGCTTGTGGACAAGTACGCATTCAACAGCGCGGGTTCTCTACGTCAGTTCTGCTATCGCCGTGGATGGAAACGTCCTGAAACGATCTACCGTGCGTTCAAGATGAAACCCGAATGGGCGCGTGTGCTCAAGCCTATGTGGGAACACGACGTGTCATGGGCCGAGATGGAGAAGCGTACTCAACTTGCCAATCAGATGACTTTGAAAAAGATGTGCGAAGCTGAGTGGGGAGAACGTGATGATATCCACAAGTGCCACAAAATACTACTTACCGAGAAGCGACGCGCAGAAGTAGAGAAGTTGTGGTTAAATGGAGGACTCTACTCAGTACTACGGCGTATTCTCTGTTGTCGATCAAACACGACTGTAACACGTATTTGCACGGAAGCATTCGGTCCACGTGATTTCTATGAAGCACGCCAGCGTTGGTTCCTATCTCGCAACGAACAGATTATTCGTATCT